TCATAATACCAAAAAGTCATCATAGAGGAAATCATGCTTTAATACGGGATAAAGTATGAACTTAGATGGGATACTTCCACGTCCCTTTTCTGTAACTTCGACGTAAACCTTATCGAAGATGCTCTTCAGTATCGTGTTTTTATCTTCAGTGTCACTAGCGTTTTTATATACCCGCAGCGCTGAATCGAAATTCTTCTTAACTTGTTCAAGGTCCATAGGTTGTTTATTATCCGTCACCTGCTCTTGATAATTAGAAAGCATTTGATTCAGTTTCTCTTGTTCTTCGCGAATTTCATTTCTGCTTTCTTCGAACTCCTCATCATCATATTTCCCCAGCTCGTACTTGTCCCGAATAAACTTCATTCTTGATTTTAGCTCTGCATTCCGCCGCTCAATATATTGCTCTATATCCTTAATGGATTTCTGGGGTATAACTTCAGTCTTGTCGGCAGTGATTGCGGCTAATGTTGTCTCAATCTCATCATCGTTCAAGCCCCTTAAGTAAGAAATGGTTTCGATCAGCTGCTCAAGCACGAGTTCGTACTTAACCTTTGTACATTGAGCATGGTTACATACAAGAAACTCCTTTCTGTAGACACTTACTTCATCATTCTTCTTACGGTAGTTTTGATGTTGCTCATTTCTAACCAATTTATTGCCGCATGACTGACACACACATAGACCAGTCAATTCATATATCCTTGCATGCAGTCTGACACGTGGGTAATAACTTGCGTTCGATTGCTTCTCTTGGACAATGTTCCATGTTGCCAAATCAATAATTGGATCATGTGCATTGTATACGACAACATGTTCCTCGTCTGGACGGTCAATGACCTTTCCATCAGATGTTGATTCAGTTCTCCGGTATGAAACCGTCCCGAGATATACTTCGTTACTTAGCATATATTTTAGATTCTCAGCTCTCCAGCGGTTGCTTCTGCCTGTTGGAGTGGGAATTTTTTGTTCCATGAGATAAGATGCCAGTGCACGATGACGCACATCTCTTTTCTTACTCAACCCTTCAACTGGAATACCAAAAGCAAAGAGATCGAAAATGATTCGTACAATACGTGCGGTATCTTGATCGATTTCAAGCTTTCGGCTGTCTTTATTTAATTTGTAGCCAAATGGAGCTTTACCCGACATCCATCTTCCTTCCATGGCTCTTGTAAATCTCCCGCCTGCCAAACGTTCCCGCGTTGTCTCAAACTCTTCACGGGCAAAGAACAATTCAAACCTGATTTGCCTTAAGTCCGTCCCATTCTTTGGATCGTAAACCCGTGATGGAGTAATGATGAAGACCCGATTCGCGACGATAAGGTCATAGATAATCCCCATATCTGTATAACTTCCGCGGCCCATACGACTAATCTCTTTGACCGCGATAGCTTGGTAAGACTTGTCTTCAAGTCCTTTAAGGACATGTTGAAAGACTGGTCGACTTTCGATCTTGTCGCCAGAACCAATTTCATCCTCTTGAATATAAGGAATCCCCATTGGTTCAAGAACTCGATCCATAAGGTCCCGCATGTTTTTTAAGGTATCTTCACCTGTTTTGCGCTCAAGCTCTTCGTCCTGTCTCGACTTCCTGTTATAGTTAATGATCTTCTCGACACCGTTCTCCTTGAGAAAATCAGTACTAGTCATGAATGCCATTTAAAGCAACCCCCATGAATCATTTTCCATGATTTCGTTTGAATGTACATTCCGTACATAGTTGTCGATTGGACTCCAGCCTAGTTGTTGGAGTCTTCGTCTTTTACATACTCAATGAGTTCAGAAACGTCCTCGATTCCTAAAGCGGCCATGATCTTGTTCAGATTATCCGGTGACCAAGCCTTAGATTTATTCAACTCCATATCGCGAACGGTAGGGTAACGAATACCCGTCAATTCGGCTAGTTTATTTGCATTGGTTCTTTTCTCGTGCATAAGTTCATCAAGCTTTAGACGTAACATATCAAACACCTCCTGAAACCATAATAAACGATATTCGATAATAAATCAACGATTAACGAATAAAATTATACGAAAAACGTTGACAAATATACGAATATCGTATATAATTAAAATATAGAGAGGAGGTGAGACACGGATGAAGAAAAAGAGAAAGAAACAGCAAGTAGATAATCGAGCAGTAATCATCACGCTAGTGAGTGCAATCATTAGCCTGATAAACTCGACAATCGCCCTCATCATCACACTCAGCCACTAAGCAGTAACCCGAAAGCTAGGGCTTCGAAAGAAGCCTTGGCTTAGGGGATGGTGAAATATAAGGGTGCTGTTTCTTTCTCGTAACGATATTATATCACGGAGGAGATGTGAATATGAAGAAAACAACATCGTCTAAATTATTAACAGCTGCTCTTGTCATAAGCATCGTAGCTATCGTAATTAGTGCTGTCAGCTTAGCAATAATTCTGAGTAAGGTGTAAGCGCCTGATGAGTCCGATGCGAAAGCGGACGAAACCATATCGAGGATCAACTCGGTATGGTCGCGGAACAACGAGCTGGCTTGAGGAATTGGACGAAAAAGTACGTTTTTTTGTATGGCGTTTGCCAACTAATAGTGAAGGCACTAAACGATAACAATTGTAGTTGATGCAGATTTATCAGGAGGTGATCCATCTATCTCGTCGTCTCACGCGCAGAATCTGCCCCAAACATATGTTTGTACGCCCCGTCGAATGTTCGAACGTGAAAAACTGTGAAGCATTACAGGGCATTCTCGCGCGTCTGACGATGTGAGCCAGCCCCGCACTCTCGGATGGCAACCGAACAACAGTAGAGGAGGCAGAAGCCTTCGTCCTGGTGACACAGGTTTGCGGGGTATTAGGTCACGATTCCCAAGGAAGCCAGCACATTGGTAGTGTGCCGAGCTTCCTTTTTCGTTACGCCGCTTCTGGCGATATGCGGGTCTGACATTTAACCGCTTGTCGCTTTGGATTATCTCCTTCCAACCTCGACTACAGGGGCTAAGATGCGGCTCGTAGCGGCAAGTGGCATGCCGAAGTAAATGTCACTTTATATATCTTGAATAACGAACGAACGTTCGCATATAATAAGGGCATCAATCTCGGAAGGTGATGTTCAATGGCGACACAAAGAAAGAAATTAACAGGTAATGGTATGTGGGAGAGCAGCCGCATGATGCTGCCCGAACATAAAGTCGAAATAAACGCCCATGCTCACGAACGGAATCGTCGAAAGCGGATCGTGCTTGATGAGCAGGAATGGGAAGACATTTCCCGAGTGATCGGGGAGTCACTACAGCAGCGGACGCTCGTAACGATTCGACTTTATCATCCATTCGAGGATCTGATGGTTGAGGGCGTGGTCGATCGGATTGATCAGATGCGCCGGCGGTTTATGGTGGATGGCGAGTGGTTCGAAATACGAGACGTTGAGGGTGCTTCGATTGGCAATTGATCGGAGCAAGCTTGTAGAGTATCTCGAATACAAGGTGGATCATCTACAATGCAAAATCGATGGATACGAAGAAATGAAGAATATCGACAGCGGAATGGTCTTGATGTGGATCGCCAAGAAGACAGAGATCATTAGGCTGCTGGATAATTTGAATAATGGAACATTTGATGTAAAAAAGCCGCCTAGCGAGCTGTAAACTGTTCGGGTCGATCGGATGGGGCGACGGTGAATGGTTCGCAATATAGGATTTTGAAGGAGCTAATAAAGAATGGTAAAGTTTTCAGACGCCCCAACCGATATTGAGTAAGGGGTGCATGATGAATATTATACCTAGTGATGTGAACTTCAATTTTATTTTATGGCCACTATTAGCTGCAATTGCGGTGATGCTTGTTACAGGAGTCATTGCGGGTATAATCTCGCTCAAAATGCCAAAAGTATTTCGAAGACCTATGATTGGAATCGGTGTGCTTCTTGGTATATGGGGATTTTTCAGATGGTATCCATTCTGAAGAAAAAGCCGCTTAGCGAACCTTGAATTCGCAAGCGGCTTTCATATAGTGCATGCCGTTTATGGTAACGGTATGCTCATCTTGCTTCTCAATCAAGCCGCCATAGTCGATGATCTCGCCGTCTTGCCAAGCTACAACCGGCGTTTTATTGAACATGGCAGCTGAGAGATGGGAGTCGGTGGATAGGGTGAAGCCGGATTTAAACATTACCTTTATTGCTCCTTTTCAGAACCGGTTCATTGGCTGCTGCTGAGATGCTTTCAACCTCTTCGACATCAGGCTTTATTTTTTGAGAGATTTCGTGCAGTAGCTCTTCGATATGCTCGAGCCTGTTAGTGGTGTGGTTAACTCTCCAAAACCACAGTAATAGATCACGGAATATAAAGAAGCCTGCGATTACACCTAAAATGATTATCCATACTTGTTGATCTTCCACATAACCCACTCCTTTGTGCCTAGCTCTTTCGACACCAAAAGAGGAAATCCCTTCCTGTTGTCGAAATATGATTTTTAGGGAGGGGGTGTTGATATATGGAGAAGGAAGAGCTGCTGAATAGGCTAGATTTAATTGAATTCCGGCAAGAGTTACTCTTTTCAAATACTCCTTACGATAGGTTGTTATTTGAATATAACCTTTCAAGGGATCAATCCACATCAATTATGGATCTGATGGATGATTTGAGAACGCAAATCGAAAGTGGTGAGAAAGTTCACCATGGGACTTTAGAACAAGCTATTTACAGAATTGCGCCGAATCATAATGCTAATTATCACTTTGCTGAAGCTATTGCTCAAGAACTACATCGTGCTGGACGATGGGAAGAAGTATTTGCAACTGTATATGGTCATATGCCAAAATATCAGTCGTACATGAACGAATCAAGATAGGCATATTAGTCGCTCAATCGAGCGGCTTTTTTAATTCATAGAAAAACTTCTCTGTGATCGAGTATTTCGACAGGGGAGTATAAGTTTGTTGGTGGAAATGATTTTCTTAGGAGGAAAAATGTTGATTCCTGCCGAATACATTTGTTGAAAAACATAATGGGGGCGGGAAATTTGGAAAAGAAAAAGTGCTTTATTGTAACTCCAATTGGTGGGAATAACACGGAAATCAGGAGACATGCCGATGGCGTAATCGAATCCGCGAATGAGCCGATATTAATTGATCATGATGTTGAACTCTTTGTCTCTCACAAGATGTCTGATCCTGGCTCAATCACAAAGAAAATCCTTGAACATATCCTGGAAGATGATTTAGTAATTGCAAATTTAACTTCCTTAAATCCAAATGTCATGTATGAGCTTGCAGTCAGACATGCTGTAAGGAAACCTGTTATTGTAATATGTGAATTCGGAACATCACTACCATTTGATGTTAGTGACGAAAGGACTTTTTTCTACACTAATGATATGAAGGGAGTAGTTGAACTCAAAGAGGCATTGTCAGTTGCGGTGAAACATGCTTTGAATGACGAAACACCAGATAACCCTATATATAGGGCTTCTAAGGAAATAAACATTATGAAGACCATAGAAGTCGGGGAGAATGACACCCTAGAAAAATACCTTATGAATAGATTGGATACTATTGAAGCTAAAGTAAGTTCAATGAACAGGAATGTGAATGATGTTAAAGTTCAAGGGAATAGTAGAAAGGCAGCAAGGACTTCCCATGATACATTTATAAGTATAAAAATCAAGAAAGGAATTAGTTTAATTGATTTAACGCATATCATTATAAACGTAGAAGATGTATCACTATATGAAAATGCTGAAGTTAACGAAAGAATAACTGATATTGAAACTGAAACTTTATTGATTCCAGGTGATATTGTGACATTTAGAATACTCGCCAGAGTAGATAGTATCAGTGAGTTCAAATCTAAAATTAATGATTTGGAGTATGTGGTTTCTTCTCATGGAGAGATAATTAAAGCTTAAATTAGAAAGTCGCTCAATCGAGCGGCTTATTAATTCATAGAAAAACTGGTCTGCGAAAGAGTTAAATGATGCAGGAACATATGTTTGGTTAATAATTCGCCGAAATATGGACTATAAACGTATTTGACGCTCTTATAAAGCAATCAGTATAATGGGCTTGTTCTTCCTATATAGTAACTAAGTACGTATGCATTTAAATACGTGCCCAGCACGAGACGTATGAGCGAAGCGTTTATGCGTGCCCATCATTACGGGTGTGGGTTTTTAAAAACGATCGATGTATCATACGTGCTCTACCTATACAATAGATTGCTAAGTCACCTTTAACAGGGTGGCTTTTTTGTTTGCGCTGAAAGGATTTGATCTCACGGCTAAGAAACAGGATAAGCCAACGAGCAGCAGGCCGGAGGTTCAGACGATCGACGTCATATATAAGTGTGGGCATACAGGGCAAAGACGAGAGATAGTCTATCCTCATATCGGCACAAGTCATTCGCTGAGATGGATACGAGGTAACGTTAATTGCAGGAGGTGCAACAATGTTAACAGTTAAATGCCAATGTGGTTCATGCGATAAGGTTGACGATTACGGCCATGATTATTATAACGAGCGTTGCCGCTATTGTAAGAGCCGTTCTCTATGGAGAGTGCTGACGGCCGAGGAGAAGAAGCGCATTGAATGAGGGCAGCCGGAACCTTACAGCCTGTTCGTATTGATACGACCATGGTGTTATAGCGTGCAAGCAAGGCTGAAGCTTTAAATTTGGGTCCTTCTGGGCTCCGGAATAGGTGCGGGTGCGCGTGAGCCCGAAATCCATCCAGGTTTTAATTTGAAAAATTACTTTCGCTTTCGCTATATTAAGCAACATCATAAAAAGACGATTTTTCATTACTACTATACGTGATAAATATTCCTTATAAGATGTAGATCAAAAGCGAAAGTCACTGAGAAAGGAATGAGAAAGCGTAGATGAGAGTTGAACAAATCAGTATCGACGCATTAGTTGCGAATTCATGGAATCCAAATGAAATGGACCATCAAATATTCGAATCTTTGGTTGAAAATATTAAGCGGTTTGGCGTGCTTCAACCTTTGTTGATTCGTTCTGACATGACAATTATTAAAGGTGAAAAGCGCTGGAAGGCTGCGAGGGCTGCTGCAATTCGTGAGGTCACATGCGTGATAGTTGAATCAACCGAAGAGGAAGCAAAGCTTCTAACCGTAAGCTTGAATCATTTACGCGGGCGTACAAATGAAGAGTTATTAGCATCGATTGTCTCTGAGCTTGCTAATCACTTTGATTTAGAAGAAATTGCTGCTCATACAGGATTTACAATCAATGAACTAAACGGCCTAATTGAAACGCTCAATACAGAATTCGAATTAGATACAGTTCAAGAAGATGAATTCGATGTAAGTGGTGCGTTATCAAAAATTAAAGAACCTGAGACAAAATTTGGCGAAGTATGGCAACTCGGGAGACACTTCCTTATGTGTGGCGATTCAACATCAGTTGATGACGTGAAGAAACTGATGAACGGAAGGAAAGCAAACCTGGTAGTTACCGATCCTCCATATAATGTGGCTGTGGAGAGTACATCTGACGTACTGAACGCAGATGGGCGAGGTCGAATAATGAATGATGATATGAGTGATGAGCAATTCGATGACTTCCTGCAGAAGGTTTTCATGAATTACTCAGAGCTGATGGACGATAAGTCTGCTATTTATGTCTTCCATGCATCTTCCTATCAGCGTGCCTTTGAGAATGCTATGAATGATTCCGGCATTTTGGTGAGAACTCAATGCGTTTGGGTGAAGAATGCCTTCAGCTTCGGATTTGCTCAATATAAATACAAACATGAACCAGTTTTCTACGCTCATTTAAAGGGGAGGGCGCCGGCCTGGTACGGCGACTTCAAACAAACAACAGTATGGAAAGCAGGACTGCCGGTCGAGTCAGCAGAGCCGGCGAGTGTCTGGGAGGTTTCTCGAGGTGATACATCAAAATACGTTCATCCTACGCAAAAGCCCCTTGAGTTACTTGCAATTCCAATTAGAAACAGCAGTAGAAAGGAAGACATAGTCGTTGATCTTTTTGGTGGTTCTGGTTCAACGCTCATGACCTGTGATCAGATGGACCGTTTATGTTTGACGATGGAGCTTGATCCGGTATTTTGTGATGTAATCAAGCTACGGTTCTTCGAATCAACTGGAATTAAGCCGATATTGTTGAATTAAAAAAGAGGAGCGCGTCAACGCCCCTCTCCCTAACCAGGTCTCCCCGGCTGAGATAGTGGAATCCCGTGGCCACGGTTTTCGTAAGCCACTATCTCTTCATCCATCATAAGGGATAGCCGAGGTGACCACAATTAAAAATTCTGATGAAATTTTAGTCGAGCTGGATAAGAGCAGAAATAAATACCGCACCATTGTACAAGCGGGTATTGCTAAATGGGTTAAAGACTTTCAGGAAGGGAAGATAAAAATTGAGACAGTGGATGATTTGAAGAAGCTCGTCGAACTGGACATTAACATTCAAACGGATGACTACGTTATGAGCAAAAATACGAAGCCAAGGCGTTAAGCTTTGGCTGCCATAACTAGGTAAGGGGGATCAATGACACGTCCAACGAAACCAACGGTCATAAAGCAGATGGCTGGCACACTCCGTAAGGATAGAGTCAAGAATGAACCGCGTCCTCCGGCATTCATAGAAATGCCTGCAGCACCGGAATACTTTGATGAACATGCAATTGAAGAATGGTATCGGTTAGGTCCAGTGCTAAAGACGCTGGGCCTTTTAACTGTGGCCGATAGGAGCTTATTCATTGCGTACTGCCTTTCGTACAGCCGATTGGCTAGTGCTGCAGAGTCATTGCAAGCAGCCGGAGAGTTATTCCATGAATATACGAACAAAGTTGGTGCTACTAATTTTGTAGCTAGACCGGAGATCGCGGTGATACAGAAGGAGACATTGCTGTTAAAGGCAATTTGTGCTGAATTCGGATTATCTCCATCTGCCAGAGGTCGGATGGAAGTTCCAATACAAGATTAGACAAGGCGGTGGCGGCATGCCTAAACAAAAAACGAAAGAGGTGCTGCATGAAAAAATAGTAGGCACTAGCGAACTAGCTGCACTTGTTGGTAAAACACCTCAGTGGGTACGCCAATTGACACGCGATGGAGTTCTAAAGCAAGTTGAACGTGGTAAGTATTTGCTTGGTATGGCTGTACAAGCGTATATCGAACATGCTTCTGGAGGCAAAGAAGACGATGGAAAGCCTCGTTTGGTCGATCATAAGACCGAGCATGAGCGCATTAAAACCGAGAAAGCAGCCTTGGAATTGGCTGAAATGAAGGGTAAATTGCACCGTTCGGAAGATGTTGAGGCGGTAATGAACGATATGTTGGGCGCATTTAGGCAACGAATTCGAGCAATTCCGATGCGGCTGGCACCCGATCTGCTTAACCAAATGGACCTTAACGTTGTCAAAGGGAAGCTGGCAGCCGTCCATGACGAAGCTTTGGCCGAATTGGCGGACTATGATCCAGATAAGTTCCGCGAGGAGCGGACAAGGGCTGATGTAGATGCAGAAGATTGACACGCGAACCAAATGCCTATTCTGTCGGATTGCCAGGGTCGTTGCGCCTCCGCCTAAGCTCACAATTTCCGAATGGGCTGATCTATATCGACGCTTATCGTCGGAAGCTTCGGCCGAGCCGGGCCAGTGGCGAACTGATCGAGCGCCTTATCAACGTGAGATTATGGACGCGTTGAACGATGACGAGGTTGAAACAATAGTAGTGATGTCTTCCGCGCAGGTCGGGAAGACAGAGCTTATATTGAACGTCATCGGGTACTATGTGCATCAGGATCCCTCGCCGATCATGCTCGTTCAGCCGACACTCGAACTAGCTCAAGCGTTCTCGAAAGACCGCCTTTCTCCAATGACCCGCGATAGTCCCGAGCTTAAAAAGCGAATGACGAGCGCCAAGAGCCGAGACGGCGGCAATACGATGCTTCACAAGTCATTCCCAGGCGGGCACATTACAATGGCTGGCGCGAACTCGCCGGCTTCTTTGGCGTCTCGTCCTATTCGGATCGTTCTACTCGATGAGGTCGATCGTTATCCGGTGTCTGCTGGTACAGAGGGCGATCCGGTAACGCTCGTATCAAAGCGGTCGACCACGTTCTTAAATCGAAAGCGAGTCCTTGTGAGCACGCCGACGATTAAGGGTGCTTCAAGGATAGAGACAGCTTATGAGGAAAGTACGATGGAACAATGGTGCTTGCCTTGCCCAAGCTGCAGCGATCATCAGCCGCTTGATTGGAAGCAGATCCGCTTTGATGATGCTTCGATGGTCTGCAAACATTGCGGGGCGATACACAGTGAACTGGAATGGAAGGCGAGCACCGGGCGCTGGATTGCGAGAAAGGAAAACAGCAAAGTAAGAGGTTTCCATCTGAACGAGCTCGCGAGCCCGTGGAAACGCTGGTCAACAATCATAGAGGAATTCCGCGAGGCAAAGCGCGGCGGACCGGAAACACTCAAGGCATGGGTGAACACCTCACTTGGCGAGACGTGGGAAGAGAAAGGCGAGCAGCTCGATGAAGATATCCTGCTTAAACGTCGTGAGATGTACCACGCTGACGTGCCGGACGGCGTTAAGATTCTGACCGCTGCCGTTGATACGCAAGACAACCGATTTGAGATTGATGTAATGGGCTGGGGCGCGGGTCATGAGTCTTGGCGCATTCAGTATCGTGTTATCTATGGGGATCTCAAACAGCCGCAGGTCTGGACGGATCTCGATGAGTTCTTGCAAAGGACCTGGACGGACGCTGAAGGACGAAAATTCCGGATCGCCATCACCTGTATGGATAGCGGTGGCCACTTTACGAATGAGGTCTATCGCTTCTGCAAAGAAAGGCATGCGCGACGAGTGTTCGCGATCAAAGGGGAGAGTCCTGGAGATGGAACGTACTTGCCGCTGATCGCAGGGACTTCAACGAACAATCGGTATAAAGCAACGGTCGTTCGTCTTGGGGTAAATGAAGGGAAGTCGAAGGTGATGAGCGCGTTGTCGCTTTCGCCTACCGATGAAGCTGGCAATAAAGTTCAAGGCTATTGTCATTTCCCTCTGACTACCCCGGATAAGAACCGAGGGTACGATCGGCAATATTTTGAAGGGTTAACAGCTGAGGCTTTGCAGACAAGGTATAAGATGGGCTCGCCTTATCAGGTATGGGTTAAGGTCCGGACTCGTAATGAGCCGCTTGACTTAGCCGTGTACAACAGAGCTGCAATCGAGATTCTCCAGCCGAACCTTGATTTACCGCTTCCGCCGATGCGAGAAGAACCTGCAGCGACAGCGACACCTCCGCAAACTAGGCAGCGGCGCCGCGGAACAACAAGCAGTGTATAACGAAGGGAGGTGAAGAGGGATGCCAACATGGACACTACAAGAAGCCAGAGACAATCTAGCAATTTGGAAACAAGCACTAACCGCAGTATCAACAGGACAGGCATATACAATTGCTGGCCGCTCATTAACTCGAGTCAACATCAAAGACATACAGGGCATGATTGAATACTTCGGAAAAGAAATAGATAAGCTCGAAGCGGCTGCAGCTGGACGGCCACTGAGAAGGATGCGGCAATATGTTCCTCGCGATCTATGACGCAATCCTTTGCGAGAGTTGGCCGCCAATATCCGGCGGTCAGAAACCAAGGATACGGCGATCATGGCGCAAGCCGGAAGAAGAAGAGCATGAAACTTTGGAATCCGGTGGCCGGTGACGCTAACGAGGATATTCACGAAAACCTTGAAGCGCTTAGGCCACGAGCTCGCGATCTGTACATGGGCGGTTCGCTCGCTAATGGTGCTCTTAAGACGTTGCGTACTAATATCGTCGGTACTGGTCTGAGGCTCAAGCCTGCATTCGATGCAGATTTCTTGGGTCTCAATAGTAAGCAAGCCGCGGATCTTCGCCGGCAAATTGAGCGCGAATTCTGTTTGTGGGCAGAATCCAAGAATTGCGATGCTTCAGGACTGCATAATTTCTACGAGCTGCAGCAGCTCGCCTTCTTATCTTGGATGATGAGCGGCGATGTATTTGCAGGACTTCCAATTCTGCCGCGCGACCACGTTATCTATGATCTGCGTATCCGCCTACTGGAAGCTGATCGATGCAATAGTCCGCTTCAAATAGAAGCCGATAAGAAAGATCGGATTAACCATGGCGTCGAGGTCGATGAGGACGGCATGGTCGTTGCATATTGGTTTTCAGATAAGCATCCAGGATCGACCGAAATCACGAATACGAAGTGGCAGCGGGTCGAAGTAGTCGGTAAAGAGAGCGGCCGCCGTAATGTGCTGCACTTAATGGAGGCTGAGCGACCTGAACAGCGAAGAGGCGTGCCGATCCTTGCACCGGTCATTGAATCTTTGAAGCAGCTCGAGCGCTATACGGACGCGGAGCTGATGGCTGCTGTTATTTCAGGAATGTTCACCGTGTTCATTGAGACTGAGAGTACCGAAAGCGATGAGTTCGGGCTTGCAGTTAGTAACCCATATGGTGAACCGTTACCCGCGGGCAGCGGTGGAACTGATCTACAGCTAGGAAACGGGGCAGTTCAGTTCCTTGAAAAAGGAGAGAAGGCAACGATCGCGAATCCGGGGCGGCCCAATCCCGCGTTTGATCCGTTTGTAACGGCGATATTGCGGCAAGTAGGGTCTTCGCTAGAGATTCCGTATGAATTGCTCGTTAAGCACTTTACTTCCTCATATTCGGCGAGCCGGGCTGCGCTGCTCGAGGCATGGAAGATGTTTCGTATGCGTCGGGCTTGGTTGTCTGCTGACCTATGTCAGCCGATTTACGAGGAATGGTTTGTTGAGGCAGTTGTAAAAGGTCGGATTAACGCGCCCGGCCTATTTGACGATCCAATTATTTTCCGCGCGTACACGAAAGCAGAATGGCACGGGCCGTCGCAAGGGCTGCTTGATCCGAAGAAGGAAGTTGACGCTGCGGTCACTCGCATACAGAACAACTTCAGTACAGGAGAGCGCGAGACAGCAGAGCTTACGGGCGGGGATTGGGAACAAAACGTTCGACGTAATGCTTACGAGAAGGAAACGATTAAAGAAAATGGACTCGGTGAAGGAGGTGAGAAAAATAATGAGCCAGGCCAACAAGAGCAAGATGATGAAGCCGAATCCGATCTTCAACGCGAAGAAGGTGAGCAATAGCTCGGCGGAATTGACGATTTACGCTCCGATTGAGGATGAGGAATCGTGGTGGTACGACTCGGTATCTCCCAAAGGTGTCATGCGGGCTCTCAAGAACATGGGCAACGTCGACGAGGTAATCGTTCGAATTAATAGTCCGGGTGGCAGCGTTTTTGCTGGACTTGCTATTTATCAATACCTAAAGGACCACAAGGCGAAAGTTACTGTAAAGGTCGACGGCCTTGCCGCATCAGCTGCCTCGGTCATCATGATGGCAGGCGACACAATTATCATGGGTACTGGTGCAATGGTGATGGCGCATAACCCTTGGACTATCGCGATGGGTGAAGCCAAGGACTTTAGAGAGACCGCAGATATGCTAGATCAAGTACAGAAATCTATAATCAGCGTCTATGAGGAACGAACCGGAAAGACAGGCGATGACCTCAAGGCAATGATGGATGCGACAACCTGGATGACTGCAGATGAAGCTGTGGCGATGGGATTTGCCGACGAGATTGACCGTAAGACTAAGGTTTCGGCCTCTATCAAAAACGGTATCGCCACTTTTAACAATCAACGCTTTGATTTACGCGCCTTCGCAAGTATTCCGGTATTGCCGGAAGACACGGAGGATGACGAAGAAGAACCGGCTACTGAGCCGCCGCCAGTGAGCGGAGAAGGAGATGAAGACGTGAAGGATTTAGAAGAACTTAAGTCCAAGCATCCGGATATTTACAAGGCAGCACTGCAAGCAGGGATTCAGGCAGGTATTAAGGATGAACGTGATCGAATCACCGAGCTTAATGCATTGGCCGACGCTCCAGGAGCTGCGGAAATCGTAGCCAAGGCAATTGCAGATGGTGGTTCTGCGGCTCAAGCCGCTATGGACATTGTTAAAGCCTCTAAGGAACGCCTTACTGAAGAGGGGCAACGAAGGGCTCGCGATGCTCAGAATAGCGGTTTGGATAAGGTACCGCCAGATGAAGCGCCTGAGACTCCTACAGCTGAAGCAACAGCTCAGGCCGAAGCTGATGCTATTGTTGCCGAAATGAAAAAATTGAAAGGTGGTCGCTAAGATGCCTCCATATGAAATCGATGGTTATGACGAACTGATTGCCGGAATGGTCCAGCCGATCGTTACGCAATCGATCATTATCAATACTGGCGCTGTCGCTGTAATTGAGCGCGGAATGGTGCTGGCGAGAACAGGATTTTCGTCGGACGGAACTTGGATCTGCACGCCAGTAAATTCGGCAGCTGCAGGAGCTCCTGACAAAATTCCGGTGGCAATCCTTGCGGATGTCGAAGTCGATGCACGGACTGCACAGCAGCGCGCAACGGCATACGTGCAAGGCGAGTTCAACCGTGCAGCATTGAAGTTTGGCGGCACTGACACAATTGCAACGCACGAAGCTGCGCTAAATAGCGCAAAGCTTTATACAAAACGAGTAGTAGGATAGGAGGAAAAGACAATGGCATATAAAGATATTTATCAATTCCCGACGCTCATTAAGGTAATCGAGGCGATGCCGCCTTCAAGCACATATATTCTGGATACGTTCTTCCAAGACGGTGAGCCATTTGATACCGAATGGGTTGAGATCCAAACCAAAAAGGGCAGTCATCCGATTGCTCCATACGTTTCGGAGTTACAACCAGGTAAGCCGATCATGCGGACAGGTTTTACTGCGAAGCAGTATAAGCCGGCATTGATCAAACCTGCTCGACCTATTACGGCGAACGACCTCAAGGTTCGTTCAGCCGGAGAGAGTTACCTCAATCCGGAATCGCCTGAGGTGCGTGCTCGTAAATTGATTGCGAAGGACCTCATCGAGTTACAAGAGACAATTACCCGCCGTTTGGTTGAGCAAGCTGCGACATTGATATTTACTGGTAAGGTTACACAGATCGGTGAAGGTGTAAGTCAGGTTATCGACTATGACTTTACAAATAAAGTCGTCTTATCCGGTACAGATCTTTGGAGCAATGCTGACTCTGATCCAATTGCCTTCTTGGCAACTACGCGCAAAGCAATTATGGACGGAAATGCCCCGACTCCAAATATTATCCTTTGCGACTACAATGCGGCGGTTTCGTTAATGCGTCACCCGGCTATCCTCAAGCTTGCCGAAAATAAAGGCGTTGACGTGGGTAACATTGATACCACGCTGCTGCCTGATGGTGTAACGCATCATGGTCGACTGCGTGATGTTGGGCTAGATGTTTACAGCTACACAGGCACTTACACGGACGATGCAGGCGCAGAGCAGCCGTTCATACCGGCAGGTACGATCGCCATGATGTCGACACGTGACAAATTTACTTTCTCCTATGGCGGAAACATCATTATGGATCCGAAATCGGAGCAGTTCGTACTTGCACGTGGCAAGGTTGTCCCGCAATCGTGGGTGACTGTCGATCCAGCACAACGCTGGTTGCAACTACTGTCCCGTCCTCTCGCAGTGCCGGCCAACGTAAATGGCTGGTACGTCGCGAAAGTACTGTAGGAGGCTGGTCATGACAATCACAAGCGAATGGAAAATCAGACACAACGGCAATGAATATCCGGCAGGCGAAGCGGTGACGCTCCCAGAGGCTGACGAAAAGCGTTTGGTTGATAGCGGGCTGGCCGAATACACGGATGGCGGAGAAACAGAGCAGGATCTTACCTCTGATGATCCGCTGACGCCGGACGAGTTCTCCAAGCTGAAAGCTGATGAGCAGAAAGTTGAACTGCTGGCGCTCAGTATCGAGCCTGCTGGTAATTCCGAGGATCGTCTGAAGCAATATTCTGAATGGTTCGAGGCGAACAGCGATGGCGGACTCAAAGTTTAAGGAAGCCCTTGCTGCGGATATCGATACATTCATCAATCCTCATGAGTTTGCCGACATCCACACTGTCGACGGCAGAGAGATTCGGGCAGTAATTGCAGAAGATACGGACAACCAACACCCTCTTAATTACGCGGAGGGTGTTTCTCTTGTCCGCATAATCGCATACTTCGATGCGTTCGAGCTTGGTGTCCGCCCGAGGAAAGGGGTCACGATGACGATTGACGGCACTGAATACGAAGTGATTCGGGTGTCTGATGAGATTGGGATCTATGTCGTTACGCTGGAGGCGAATGTCGATTGAGGATAGAGGGTATACGCGAAGCGCTCAAGGGAGCTAAGGCTCTCCTAAACAAGATGCAGGCTACATCGGGATTAGCTCTTAACCGCGTCGGTGAAGGTGTCATTACAGAAGCCAATCGCAAGGTGAGAGAAACCTACAACATCAAAGCCGCGGACGTTAAGAGTACGCTTCGGATCGTATACTCCTCGCCCGACGATGGCGAAGTGATGATAAAAGGCAGCGGGCCTAACCTCCCGCTGACCACTTATAAAGTCACCCCGAAGGCATGGAACTATCGTAAACCCAAGGGTGTGAAGGCTGCCGTCCGCCGTGGCGATACAAAGGCGATCAAGTCTGCTTATATCCGAACGACCGACGGGAAAGTCAGGGTCATGACGCGGGTACATCCGACCGGACAGGGCCCGAAGCGGACGAAGAACGCAAAAGGTGATTATCCTGAGCTTCCCGTCAAGGAACTACGCGGTCCCGCGGTGCCGGTCATGCTGAATGAGCCGCAGGTAATCAAGCATGTACAGTCCGAGGCTAAAGATCGGATGCACAAGCGTATGGATCACGAGGTTAAACGGCTTCTTGGAGGTTTTGATTCATGACACCGACGTTGTTATCGAAAGCAATCAAGGATTTTATCGAAAAGCTATTCAGCGATGCGGTTACGGTGAAGCCTTCTGTCTATGAGGGCTATTTGCCTAAGAGGACAGTCGAGAACCAAGATGAGCCGGATTATCCATTCATTTTGGTTCGAATGACAAAGGGAAAGCAGACCGATGATGCTCATGCTGTCATTGTAAAACTCATTGTTGGCGTGAAAGCGATAGACGAGGCTGAATTTCTCAATGCACTTAACGTCATGGATCGGGTACGAATCGCATTCTCACGGCAGCGGGTTCTTGCTTCACAATTTAGGCTCGAGTTACCGTTTGAGTGGGAACTGTTCGAGGAGCAGCCGCATCCGGAATATCTCGGCCAAGCAATAATGAACTGGACGCTCCCGAGCGTCACCGAGGAGGTAGAAGGAATTTGAGCGACACAGAGGAAAAAGCAACAACTCCGAAAGACAGGAAGGCATCTGCGAAACCGAAAGCCGCCGAGCAGCTCATTTATGTAGGCCCTAGCCTATCAGGCGGGTTGTTAGCACATAACACGGTATTCCGTGGAGGCATTCCAGCCCAATTGCAAGAACGAATGGAGCAAGAGCCGTCTATTCGGGATCTGATCGTCCCGGTTACAGCACTCGCCAAGACAATGAATAAAATTAAGCAAGCAGGCACAGCCGAACAAATTGCGTTCAGCCGGCTCGCTGCGAAGTAGGAGGTCAAAATAATGGCATACGCTCATGGCGTTACAGTAAACGAACAGACGCGCTCTGTCCTTGCACCGACGCAACTCGCTTCGGCGATACCTGTAGTAATCGGAACGGCGCCGATCAATCTTTCGAAATCGGCCGTTCTTCCGGTCAATGTACCGATACTGGCCAATACATTTGCGGAGGCTGTAGCGGCGCTCGGTTATTCGGAAGACTTCGCTTCTTATTCCCTATGCGAAGTTATGGACAGCCATTTCCGGCATTTCGGACTTGCCCCGGTCGTGTTTATTAACGTGCTCGATCCGGCCGAACATAAGACGACTGTAGTTCCTGCAAGCGTGCCGATCACGGCGGGCGTCCTTAAGCTTACGGTCAATGGCGTGCTTCTCGGGACGGTTGTCGTTAAATCTTCGGATGGCACGACGACTTATGTTAAAGACACAGATTATACTGCCGCCTTTGATGAGAATGGACAGGTTCTTATCACTCGTAAAACTACCGGAGCAATTCCGGCAAATGCAACAGCGTTGCAGGTTGGGTATGACAAGCTTAACCCAGTTGCCGTTGATGCGAGTGATATTATCGGCGGCGTAGACGCAGGCACTGGTAAGAAAACAGGCTTGGAGCTCATCAATGAAGTATTCCCGCGCTTCGGTCTTGTCCCAAGCTTACTGTTAGCGCCGGGCTATTCGATCGATCCGACGGTTGCCGCGGTTATGGTCGCAAAAGCTGTTGACATCAATGGCCATTTCAAAGCACTGGCACTTACCGACATTCCGACTGGCGTCGGTGGCGTTAAGGTGTTTACGGACGCGCTTGCGTGGAAGGCTGATAACAATTACGATTCGGCTCAGCAAATTCCGTTGTGGCCGAAAGTTGTATCCGGCGGTAAACAATATCATCTCTCGACGAGGCTGGCTGGTGCGATCGGCTCTACTGATGCTGCTTATGGTGGGATTCCATTTGCCTCGCCTTCGAACAAGGACCTCAAAATCGATGGAGCGGTACTTGCGGATGGTTCGGAAGTATACCTTGGTCCTGATCAGGCTGCTTCGCTGAATGCACAAGGCATTGCGACTGCACTCAACTTTGTTGGCGGCTGGAAGTCGTGGGGCAATCATACAGGCGCCTTCCCAGGCAGCGCAGAGCCGAAGGAAGCGTATATCGCGGTACGCCGAATGTTCGACTGGGTCTCTAACTCGATCGTTCTCACTTATTGGAGCAAGGTAGACGACCCGATGAGTAAACGGCTTATTGAAGCGGTAACGGATTCGCTTAATATCTGGCTCAACGGCCTAACCGCAAGCGGCGCGCTTCTTGGTGGGCGTGTTGAGTTCAACGCAACCGAGAACTCAGAAGCGGACTTGCTTGCGGGCAAATTGCGTTTCCACGTTTACCTGACCCCGCCATCGCCAGCTCAAGAAATCAATTTCACCCTCGAGTATGATCCGAGTTATCTCGGTTCGCTTGTCGCATAAGGAGGCGTAACGAACCATGAAGATTCCTGAAAAAGTAACACAGTACTCCGTGTACAGAAACGGCTCGGAGTTCTTAGGCACAGCGGACATCGAACTTCCTTCGTTTGAATCGTTGACGGAAACTATTAAAGGCGCGGGGATTGCGGGTGAGATTGACAGCCCTACTATCGGCCATTTCGGGGCTTCTTCTGTAACGATTAACTGGCGTACGATCGATCCCGCAGCCATTTCACTGCTTGAACCGAAGCAGCATGCGCTTGATTTCCGAGTTGCGAGTCAGGCTCTTGAATCGGCAACCGGTCAATATAGCATCGTGCCAACTAAAATATCCGTACGGGGAATGCCTAAAACGTTAGCACTCGGCAGTTTAGAGGCAAACGCTACAACCGGAACCAGCAATGAACTTGAAGTTTCGTACATCAAGATCGTGGCAGACGGAAAAACAATCTTGGAGTTGGACAAATACAACTCAATTTTCATTGTAAATGGTGTTGACTATCTCGCCGCTGAGCGCGCTGCGCTCGGAAAATAAGGGGGCCCTTAAGAAATGGAAAAGTACATTCTTTCTAAACCAATTAGTGATGAAGGTGAAGAAATCGTAGAGTTGAATCTCGATTTTGACGATCTCTCTGCAAACGACATCCTTGCTGCTGAACGTCAATTTAACACGGAAATGGCAAAGAATAAGGACTTCGCCCCTGTAAAGGAGTTCGCTAAGTCGTATCTTGCAATTATCGTTGCTAAAGCAGCTGGTCAGCCCCTCGAAGTTATTTATAAGTTGAAGGCGAATGACTTCTCGAAGGTCACGATGCTTGCTCAAAATTTTTTGCTCGGCTAGGATTGGCTGATCTGGAAGGGGGGCGATTGCTGAGGAAGCTGATTGCCTCCCTATCTTCGGTTTTAAGCACGCCAATCCCTTACTTTATGAGTCTGCCTCTCGAAGAATTGTACGAATGGGCAGAGGCGGCTAGAAAGCCGAAAGCGAGGTGAAGTAGTTGGCAAGCGGTAAGGTTTACAAAATAGCTTTCGAGCTCGCGGCCAAACTGGAAGGAAGTTATACCTCCGGTATGACGCGGGCTCTTTCTGATTTATCGGAGCTTGAAACCAAAGCTCGTGCAATCAACGCCATCCGAATTTCCGGTGACATGGTCCGTCCATTGCGAGAAGGTTTGCAACATCTAGAAAGAGATTTCCGCGAGATACGGAACAACCCGATTCCGAATGGAATGTTCGGTGATATGAATACCCAACTGCGCGAAGCTGTTCAAAGCTCACGGGCATTACTTCAAAACCTCCGACAGATCGCCACGATCCGCATGCCTGGCAACATGTTCGGTAACGACATGACACGCTACCTGCGCGAAGTGACAGAGCTCGAGCAGCGCATGCGCGCGTTACAGAATGCTGGTGGTCCGAATGGCGGCGGTGGTGGCAACGGAGGCGGTGGTTCTGGCGGCGGTGCGGGTCCCGGCGGAGTAGGAGTACTCGGTGGAGCTGCAATGGTTGCTGGTGGAGCTGCTCTGGCTGCCGGTGCTGGTATTGGAATGGCAGGAGCTGCGGTCTATTCGTTTGCTGACGAATATCAAGTGGCAATGGCTCAAATTCAAACGTCTACCGGCGCAACTGAGGCGGCGATGGGCGATTTCGGGAAGATTACTCAAAATATCTACAATCAGTCGATAGGAGAAAATTTCTACGATATCGCCGAATCACTAAGCCGCGTTGAACAGGTAACGAAGCTATCGGGAGCCGCTCTCGAATCAACCGCCAAAAACGCAATGGCATTCCGTGATACATTTGGCGAGGACGTCACAGAGAGCGTCAAGGCAGCGGATACGATGATGAAAAACTTCGGAGTAACCAGCGACCAAGCGTATAACCTGCTTGCTCAAGGTGCGCAGAATGGCTTGAATAAATCAAATGAATTGCTCGATAGCGCAAATGAATATGCTCCACATTTCGCAACGCTCGGATTCTCGGCGGGTGAAATGTTCGATACCTTTGGCGCCGGCCTCGAAGCTGGTGCCTTTAATTTGGACAAAGTCGGCGATGCGGTCAAGGAATTTAACATCCGCTCGAAGGATATGTCCAAAACATCAGTTGACGCTTATACTGCGCTCGGAATGAATGCTGAGAAGATGTCCCAGACCTTCGCGGCAGGTGGTCCAGCAGCACAAGAGGCATTCCGTACAGTAGCAGCGGCGATCTCGTCGGTCGAGGATCCGGTTAAGAAGAACGCGATCGGCGTCGGCCTATTCGGAACGCAGTTCGAAGACTTGGAAGCAGGCGTCATCGAGGCAATGGGAACTGCACGCGGTCAGTTTGACATGACCAAGGACACCATGGGAGAAATCACAAAGATTAAATACGACACGATCGGCAAGGCATTTCAGGGAATCGGTCGGCAGTTGCAAACAGGCTTACTGCTCCCGATCTCTAATGCGGCACTACCGCTACTCGAGAAACTGAGCACTTGGCTACAAGATAAGTTGCCACAAATTCAAGAGTGGTTCGGGAAGATCGGTGACGCTATCGGGCCTGCATTTGAAAAAATTTCGGGTATCGTTAGCGGGGTATTTGGGAGTTTTGGCGATGGCGCCGACGAATCGCAGTCGGGGATGTCTTCATATATCGCTGCACTGATGGAAAACTTCGCTTTATTCCGTGATTTCGCATTGGAGGTATGGAATACTGTCGGGCCGCATGTCATGAAGGTCATTGGCTCCATCGGCGCCGTTATCAAGCAGGTAATTCCGATCGTCACCAACATTGCGACGACATTCCAGAAAATCATGAAGCATATTATTTCAGCGATCATGCCCGTCGTTAAATATCTACTTTCGAAATTGTGGCCGGTGCTTGCAAAAATCTTCGATTTCATCGCTAAGGAAGTCATGCCCGAGATTTCTGCAGTTATTGCAGCCTTGCTGCCTAAGATCGAAATGATTGCGGGTAAGATCGGCAGTGCGGTCACTGATATATTCAACTTCTTCAAGCCGGTCCTTGATGCTCTATTCATTGCCTTCGACATCGTTTTCCCTCTCATTAAATCGATCGTTGTGAATGCATTCAAAGCCATCGGGGGAGTATTGAGCGGTGTTTTCGACGTCCTCGGGGGCGTTATCGACTTCGTGACCGGTGTTTTTACAGGCAATTGGGAAAAGGCTTGGCAGGGTGTTGGGGATATATTTGAAGGGATCTTCAATGCACTTGGATCAGTCCTGACATTCCCGATTAACCTCGCGATTGATGCGATAAACACGGCTATCCGCGCAATTAACAAGGTTAGTTTCGATGTTCCAGACTGGCTCGGCGGTGGGACATTCGGCGTTGATATCCCCGAGATACCGAAAATCAATGGATATGCTGAGGGCGGATACGTTACGCGACCGGAGCTGGCTTGGGTCGGGGAAGGGAAATCGAATGAATGGATTATTCCGGAGAATAACAGCCAGCGCAGCCGCAGCCTACTGCAAGCAGCAAACTCCTCGATGGGAATGACAACCGATGGCGGCGGCGGTGGCGATTTCGTCTACAAGCCCGTTTACAACTTTAACGGTCCTGTCGATAAAGCGGCCGTCGAGCAGATGGACAGCCAGAATCATAAGGACTTTGCACGGCAATTTGAAGATTACAAACGACAACAAAGGCGGGTGTCGATGGCATGACGTATACAACAATTCAGGGCGACACCTGGGATGCAATATCATTCAAGCTTTACGGCACCGCGCTGATGATGCCGAAGCTGATTGCGGCAAATCCGCAGCATGCCAGCACCGTAATATTTTCCGCAGGCGTGCTGCTCGCTGCTCCTGAGACGCCAGCGGCGACGTCGGCGGACTTGCCGCCGTGGAAGAGGTGAGCCGGATGACCCGAAGAGCGGAAGTAGCTATTACCTACAATGGTCAGGATGTGTCCGGCTCGATCGCCGCGTCGCTCCTTGACTTATCATATACCGACAATCCATCGGGGCAGATTGACGACTTACAAATCTCTCTGCAGGATCGGGAGCGGAAGTGGCAAGGTCCATGGAACCCGGTCGACGGCGATACCATTACGGCCAGCATTCGAACAATCGACTGGAACGGACGGAATGGAATTGAAAGTCTTCCGCTCGGAACATTCGAGGTCGACTCTGTGAGCTTAAGCGGTCCGCCTGACGTTGTACAGATTAAGGCGCTGGCGTTACCCTCGGGCACTGCTGTAAGACGAGAGGCGCGGTCAAAAGGCTGGGAGAAGGTTCGGCTTAAAGCAGTAGCAGCGGAGATTGCACAACGTTCCAAGCTCAAACTAATGTACGAGGCTGAGGACAATCCGCTTTATGATCGTCTCGACCAATCCAATCAGTCTGATCTCGCCTTTTTGGTGGACCTCTGTATCAAAGAGGGCATCGCAGTCAAAGCGGCAGCCGGCAATCTCGTCCTCTTCGACGAATCGGCATACGAGCGGCGCGAGGCGGTCGCCACGTTGACGAGAGAGGGCGGGACGGTCGTAAGCTATGGATTTGAATGGAGCACCAGCGTAGCCGAGTACCGAGCTTGCCAGCTAACCTATAGCGATGCAGCTAAGGGCAAAGAGTACAAGGTGCTGTATACGCCGCCTGGAGCGCCTGTGAGCGGTCCGATCCTCAAGGTGAGCGAGAATGTCGGCTCTGAGGCGGAGGGGTTGCGCATCGCACGTAATCGGCTGCGGGATGAAAACAAGAACTTTGGCCGAGCTAGCCTTGCACTTGTAGGCAACATTCGAATGGCGGCAGGCTTGACGATCAATCTGTCCGGCTGGGGTCGATACGATGGCAAGTACATCATTGAGCGGGCGACGCACTCTGTTGGCGGCAGCGGCTACACGACAGGTATTGAAATTAGAAGGGTATTGGGGTGGTAAAATGTACGGACAAATCAAAGTTGGGAAGGTATCCACGATCAATCCCGCGTTGGCGGCGGTTAGGGTCACGTTCCCGGATGCAGATGATCTTGTCAGTCCGGAAATGCCGCTGCTGGTTTCACCGGGCGCGTACGCTGTTCCGGAGGTCGGTGCAAGTGTCCTATGCCTATTATTCGGGGGTGGTGCGGGCATCTGCTTAGGATCGTATTATACCGATCTTGCACCTCCGCCGAACGTTATTACTGCACGTTCAGGAACGTGGTTTCCTGACGGCAGCTATGTCTATTATGACAAAACTATCGGCGAGCTTAAGATTAAAGCAGCGAGTAAAGTGCGTATCGAAGGCGATCTGGTAGTAACCGGAACGATCAGCCATGGAGGATTGATTCCATGAGTGGGCTAGGTTCATTTGGTCCTGTCGTTTTCGTCGTATCTGCAAAGGAGCTCCGGACGTTTGACGGCTTCACACGGTCCTCAGCGAGTCGTTGGGCAAAGCATGATGTACTAGGATCCCGACCGCTGACTCAGTATATCGGGCAGGGGCTGGATACGATCTCCTTTACGATGAGATTTGATGCTGCATATGGGTTGAACCCTCGTAAGGAGATGGATGTTCTCCGAAACATGGAGCGCGAAGCTAAAGCCTATGCCTTGACGATCGGCGGCAAAGGATTCGGAACTGGATTTTGGATTATAACCGGTCTCGATCAGGCTTGGGAGAAGGTCGACAGTGCTGGTAATGTTATCGCGGCCACCGCAACGGTCAGTTTGGAGGAATACGTCAAATGATTGAGATTACGAGCGATGTATCGCCGATCATTTTAAACCCGACGCGTGAAGAGGAGATCATCCAGAACATCAAGACGATTCTCGGTACCGTACAAGGGAGTGTACCTCTGGATAGAGGATTTGGAATCGATATCGCGACTATCGATGAACCAATACCCATAGCAAAGGCCCGCCTTACGGGCACGGTTTTAACCGCGATCCAAACTTATGAGCCGCGAGTCGAGGTTCTTCAGGTTTTATTCGAAGAGGACCACAGTATCGGCCAGCTCAAGCCGATCGTGCAGATCAACATCAGAGAGGAGGGCGACGGATAATGACGGCCCTTATCGATTTATCGGACATTGAATTTGTGAGCGATGATGTAACGACAACGCTCAACAACTTAATAACGACTTATGAGGCGATCAGCAGCCGAACGGTATACCCGGGCGACCCTGTACGCCTCTTTTTATTAACCCTCGCAAGCATTATCGTGCAGCAGAGGGCATTGATCAATCTAACAGCCAAGCAAAACCTTCTGAAATATGCAAGTGGGCTGATGTTGGATCATATGGGAGCTTTTTCGGACACAGGAAGACTTCCGGCGTCTTCGGCGGCCGTCAACCTACGCTTTACGCTATCAGCTCCGCAGACGTCAGCTGTTACGATACCAGCAGGCACACGAGCTAGTACGACAAGTGATCCTAAGCGCTATTTTGCGACAACGACGCTCACACAGATAGCACCAGGCACAATGTCGGCAGACGTCCTCGCCTTATGCACAGAGGCGGGCATGCTTGGTAACGGATTCGTCGCCGGCCAGATCAATCAGATTGTTGATCCAATCGCTTATGTAGCCAGCGTCACAAACTTTTCAGGCAGCAGCGGCGGAGCGGATCTAGAGGATGACGAAGCATACCGGGAACGGATTCGAAGCGCTCCTGAGTCATTCTCTGTTGCTGGACCAAGCGGGGCATATAAGCATTGGGCAAAGTCAGCAAGTGCGTCTATAGTGGACGTTGCGGTGTTTTCGCCTGCTGCATGCGAGGTCGTAGTTGTGCCACTTCTAGAAGGTGGAGAAATTCCAGGACAAGGGGTACTTGATCTTGTTAATGCCGCCATTAACGATCGTACCCGCCGGCCGTTAAGCGATTTGGTGACGGTTCAGGCGCCGACGGCGGTGTCCTATACGGTATCATTTACCTATTGGGTATCCGTGGATAGGCAAGGCGAGCTTGCTGATATACAAACGCGGGTAAATACCGCGGTATCCGCTTATGTACTGTGGCAGAAGTCTAAGCTTGGCCGGAATATAAACACTTCGGAACTTACAGCCCGCGTTATGCAAGCTGGGGCACACAGGGTGAGCATAACAAGTCCATTATTTGCCGAGATCGCATATAACGAGGTTGCGGTTGCAAGCGGAGTAACCTCTACTTACGGAGGGCTGACGGATGATTGATATTCGAAACTTTAGCCTGCTCGACGTGCTGCCGCCGTCAATACGTAACGATCCAACAATCTCAGCAGCTGCCGGAGCTCTTAATGCAGAGCTTGCATCATTAAACCAGCAAATCACCAAGCTGACCTATTTTAACCGGTTTGAGAGCTTAACCTCTGAGGAGGCTGACGAGCTTGCGCGGCAGTTTAAAATTGATTTTTATGATTATTCCCTACCAATCGAACAGCGGCGGCAGCTCGTTAAAAATAGCTATGCCTGGCACAAACGAAAGGGTACGCCGAGCGCTGTGGAGGAGCTTATTGCAACGATCTTTGGTCTTGGTGAAGTGCAGGAGTGGTTTCAGTATGGTGGCAATCCAGGCTATTTCAAAGTAGTAACGAGTGACCCGGACGCCAGCTCGAGCAAAGCCCAAGAGTTCATTGCGGCGATTAACTCGGTCAAGAACGTTCGAAGCTGGCTTGAAGCGGTGGAGATTACGACAGGCGATGAGATGCAGCTTTACATTGGAGCTGTGGTCCATCGAGGCAAATTTACTACAGTAAAGCAGGTGACATAGATGGGCGCATTTGGCGGATTGAAACTGACAAACAAAGGTCTTGCGTTGCAAGGTAAGGTCCAGGCAGGAGCGGCACTCGTTTATACGAAGATGGCTATGGGAGACGGTGAACTTGGAAGTCAACAGATTCCAAACCTGACGGCACTGATTAGCCTGAAAAAAACGTTATCCATTACGAAACTGACTCCACAGCCGGGCGGGAAGGCTCTGATCGGCACAAGCTACTCCAACAGCGACATAACAGCAGGCTTTTACTTCCGAGAGCTGGGCGTATTTGCAAACGATCCGGACGACGGTGAGATCCTTTATTGTTACGGCAACGCAGGTGCAGGAGCGGATTATATCCCGCCTGGCGGTGGTGCGGATCTGGTGGAGGAGCATATTGTTGCAACCGTCCTAACGGGCAACGCCGCTAATGTCAGTGCGGTAATTGACGATTCACTAGTATTTGTAACGACACCGGTGTTCGGGGCTGCGGTTGGCGATATGTCGACTGTCCCGACAACGGCGAAGAACGCGGCGGGAGCGATTACGGAGCTTTTTACATCTGTCAGTGACGGGAAAGAGTTACTTGCCGCTGCGATCACTGACAAGGGCGTACCGACGGCGGCGGAGGATTCGTTTCAGGAGATGGCTGACAATATTAGCGATATAGTGCTAGGCAGCGGAAACGCACAGCTTGCCGACGTGCTTAGTGGCAAGACGTTTAGTAACGATAGCGGCCCCGGTAAGGTTGGCACAATGGCAAATCGAGGCGCCGTCAATATTCTTCCAGGCATGGCTAATCAAACAGTCCAGCAGGGATATCATAACGGGGCAGGAATCGTACAAGGCGACACCGATCTAATCTCGGCCAATATTAAAGCGGGTGTTAACATATTCGGCGTTGCAGGAAAGACTCAGGTAGTTGACACAACGGAAGGCACCATGCCGGCCGCTGCCGCGCAAATATTAACGGGTCGAAAGGCGTTTGTTAATGGAGCGCTCGTTACCGGATCGATGGCGGATCGCGCAGGCGACACAGCGGCATTAACGTCGAGTGTTTCGGGCACAACGCTTAAGCTGCTGGCGTCTGCCGGATACCGAGATGGCGTGGATGATAACGTGACAATTACGGATCCAGACTTCATAGCCGCCAATATAGCCAACGGCGTCAACTTATTCGGTTTGGTCGGTACTCTTATAGCCGGTTCAAGGGTGGCAACCGGGCAAACTGTAGCGTCTGCACAATTATATTCATTTGTGTATAACTCCGGCTCAACGATAAATAAGCCCGCTTTAATCGTGTCGGGGCTATCATTTACACCTAAACTTGTTATGGCATGGTCTGTCAGCAACAACTATCTTTGTGTATGTTTCCCGAGTAACATATACCAAAATATCCGTATAATCGACAGCCCGTATGGGCCATCGAATACATTCACGCCAACAATGAGAAGTATTCAATTAGCAGGCGCGGCCGAACTCGTACAGGGCGGGTTTACCATACCTGCAAACAGCGAAACATACAACTGGTATGCAGTAGAATAGGGGGGAAAGGCATGAATATAGGAAGAAAAATTTACTATGATTTATTGACAGGTAACGTAATCGTAGACACAGGAGAACGTAGTGGGGCAGTTATTGAAACAACTACCATGCAGGATTTTGCCTCCTATGCTGCGCTTGCCGAACGAACGCCATCAACGGTAGGCGTCATCGAATTAGAATACGGTCAGTACGTAGAGGATTTCGCTGAATCGAACGGATACCGCGTAGACGTTGCAACTGGCGCGATTATCTTTTCGTATCCCGACCCGAACGAATCGGATGCACCGCAGGTGTTTACGCAGCCGCTGACTGAACGAATCGCGGAACAAAACGCGCGCCTAGCCGACGTCGAACTCGCGTTAATCGAAATCTTTAGCGGAGGTGTTGCGTAATGCCGGCGTACAAAGCACGCATCTATGCAAATGGGACGATTACGAAGTATAGCAACGGTGAGGGAACGATTGTTGAAATTGTGGCAACGTACAACCTAAGCGAAGAGGATGCAAATCAAGTATTAGCCGAGGTGTATGCAAAACGACCGGACTTAGCAACAGGAGGCTCTGCTTAGGCAGAGCTTTTCTATTTAGGAGGCTATATATGGACCAACCAACAATCATGATGCTGCTTTCGGCAGCCGGAATAATCAGTGCGATCGTCCTTGGTTGGATTGGTCAAAACCGAGCGATCAAGCAGAACACTAGGAGCGACGCAGGAAACAACGCGACGATGAAGACAGACGTCGATTATATTAAGCGCGGAGTAGATGAAATGCGACTTGAAATGCGCGATCAAGGACGACGTTTCGATGCGTTGTCAGAGCGCGTAACACGGGTAGAGGAGTCCGCAAAACAGGCTCATCACCGATTAGATCGAGTAGAAAAACAAAACTAATTTGGAGCGTGATTGTATATGGAATGGAACGCTATTTTCGAACTTATTGACCCTAAATTATTGATTGTTGTCGCGGCCTGCTGGGTGATCGGCTACGTGCTTAAGCAAACGCCCCGTGTTCCGAACTGGTCGATCGTGTACATCGTTACGGCAGTTGCTGTGCTGTTTACAATATGGCTTGTCGGATTCAGTGCAGAAGCGGTCATTCAAGGCGTACTGGTAGGAGCTTTCGCGGTATTTGGTCATCAAATCGCAAAGCAAGCCAAGGACGCAGCAGATAAAGATGAGTAGCATGCTGCAGCGTGGGAAGGTAAATGGATTCGATGTTGCGTATGCTATCGCCGATCCGCTTATCGACGATATCCATGCAGCCTTTAAGGTCGGAGAGACAGTCAAAGACCTGGGGGAAGGCGCGGACGTCGCCGTAAACTTCAACTATGCTGATACTACAAACGGGTGCCGATCGGTCGCGTAATCATTAATAATAAAGTCGTTATCACAGACATTGCAAAGACTCGCGCGCGGGATGAGATTTATATGCTGCCGGACAAGTCCTTGCATATCGGGAAAGCCCCATCGAATGCGTTGTGGGCTCTTCAGGGATCGCCGCGTTTGCTCAATAATGGCAGAAACGTCGTTGCTGAAAGCATTAAGCGCGACCAACTCGGTACGGACATATGGCGAGGCGCTAATTACAGGACTGCGGCAGGCATAACTCTAGCAGGGACGATGCTGATCGTCCGGACATTCGACAAGCTGACACTCGACGAACTGGCCGCTCTGATGCTCCATATGGGATGCGTAGGCGCTTTGAACGCTGACGGCGGCGGCAGCTCGTACATGTGGCCGTTGGAGATGGGCTGGGGCCGTAGGCTTGGCGCGGCTCTCGTAGTGAAGAAAGGGGAAGTAAAGTTCATGGGTAAACTTATAGCAATCTGCGACGGACACGGAATGGAGACGCCGGGCAAGCGCACGCCGATGCTTCCTGACGGAAAGGTGATGAAGGAAAACGAGTTTAATAGAGACGTCGCAAAGCTCCTAGACGTCCATTTGCGGCGTTGTGGCTTCCGTACCCTTCTAGTTGCACCGACAGACGTCGACACGCCTCTCAGCGTCCGCACAGCGCTCGCAAACAAGGAAAAGGCTGACTTCTATATCTCCATTCATGCGAATGCCTACGGATCGGGCGGTTTTAACTCCGTTCGCGGAATCGAGACGTACCATTATCCAGGCAGCACCAAGGGCAAAGCAGCGGCGGAGATCCTTCACCGGCATTTAATCGCTGGCACGGCGCTGCCGAATCGCGGCGTTAAGGAAGCGAACTTCGAAGTCCTGCGCGAGACGACGATGCCGGCCGTGTTGGTCGAAGCTGGCTTCATGACAAACGCACAGGACTCCGCGTTACTGCTATCCGATGCGTACCGCACCGAATGTGCTGAGGAGCTTGCACGCGGCATATGCGAGTTGTACGGCGTTGCATACGTCCGGCCAGCAGTTACGGAGCCGGCTGAAACAATGAGCGACCTTATTAGCATTCGGGTTAATGGTAAGTTACTCGGCCTGAAAGGAACTCTGGCGAACGGTGTAACGACGGTACCGGTACGAGCTGTTGCAGAGGCACTTGGCTTGAAGGTGGCGTGGGACGGAGTAACTAGAACGATTGATCTCGAGAAGTAATCATTAATTAAAGCAAAGTTATAATAAGTAATGATTATAAAAAAAGGGAAATGCCTCCTTTTGTCGTATACTGTCTTATAGTATTCACATGAGGGGGTCTTGTCTTTGACAGCAGAAATTGGCGTTTTAAACACTATTGGTGTAGCTTTAGCTGCCGACAGCGCTGTAACCATTGGCTCAAAGAAAATCTTTAATAGTGCGGACAAATTGTTCTCTTTATCAAAGCACCATCCCATTGGGATAATGGTATACGGAAATGCAAACTTTATGGGTGTTCCTTGGGAAACAATAATCAAAATGTATAGGAAACAGCTTCAGGATAACTGTTTCGATACTTTTCAAGAGTATTGTGATGACTTTTTCTCTTTCTTTATAAATGAACAACGATTTATTGATAAGGAATATGAGAAGGTTATGATTCGAGAAAAGTTCTCGAAATTTATGAGGCCATTTTTATCGATTGTCAATGATACGTTGACCGAGATTTTTCAAAACAGGAAACCAAGTATTACGAATGTTCAGGATGTTATTTTCGGGGAAGCAGATCATTTTGCTCGTCTATATTCCAACGTGAAGTTCTCTGAGGGGTTCAATGATGCCTTTATTAATACATTTTCCACGGAGCACAGTGATGTTGTTTTACAAGTTACGGATCAGTATGTAAACGTAAGTATCGACCAGGATACATTTCTAAGATTCATTCTGATAGCAAGTAGTCTCGTGTCAAAGGATATCATGAATGACGAGGATACAGGAATTGTTTTTGCTGGATTCGGGGAATCAGAAATATTTCCATCATTAAAAAGTTATATGGTTGAAGGAGTTTATGATGGGGTATTGAAATATAAAGAACACGAGGATGTTAAAATTAGTGCGACCAATACAGCATGTATAGTTCCGTTCGCTCAGCAAGAAATGGTTCACTCCTTTTTGACTGGCATTGAGCCGGACTTAAAGAAAGAAATTCGTCATATGTTTGATACTATGGTGAATTCTTACCCGGAAATTGCCGATACTGTTCTTGAGGGAGCGGTGAGCGATGATCAGAAGCAGGAGATACGAACTATTGGTCGTTCAATGGTAGATGATTTTAATGCAGCTCTCCAAGAGATGATCGAGAGAAAATACAGCGATCCCATTATCGGAACAGTATCAGCTTTGCCAAAGGAAGAGTTAGCGGCAATGGCGGAAGCGCTTGTAAACTTGACTTCGATCAAAAGGAAGATGTCGAATCAAATGGAAACTGTGGGCGGGCCTATTGACGTTGCTGTAATTTCAAAAGGAGATGGATTTATTTGGATTAAGCGGAAACATTACTTTTCGCCAGATCTAAATCATTCTTATTTTAATAATTATATGGAGAGGTGATTCGATGCTAACCATAGAAACAACTTACCTTGCTGAGAAGCGTCACAATGGATTTTTCAATGTCCCAGATGATAAAGAAAATGAAAAAAAGATATTAAGTGAACAAAAAAATGAGCCTGGAATCGCGGACAAGATAATAAATAAAATGCTTAACGAACTGAAACAAAAGAAGAAAAAAGAGTTGAATGAAAGGGATTAAAACATTTTTTCAAAGCCCGCTAACCATGACGGTTTAGCGGGCTTTTTTTAACTAAGTCTGAAACCGTGAACAGGGATAGGGGTTACTCTGGCGATAGTATGTCGCGGCACGATCCAGGCTTCTGATCCGTTACGAACCTTGTAGCAATCAGTTATTTCTTCGTCCTCGATCTTTTCGAGTAGCCCTTCGAGCTTCTCTGTCGTATCAAGCTCAACGATCACGACCAAACCTATATACTCATCAACATTAACCACTAAATCAGCCTCCTATTATGCAGGAGGGATTCGACGTATATGATTCAGATCCTGCTTAATACTGCTGTATCGACTCATTACATAACAAAATCAACAAATTCCGGTGAGCGTAGTAAGCCACTTTTATTAAAATTACGGAAGCGAACCTTTGCCCGGATCTTCGGTTCGATATAAACAAAATTCTTATCTTCTCCCGTAACGATACTCTTCGCAACTGAATAGAATGCCTTCCGGTGCGCAGCTGGTACGGCCAACTCGATGACGCCAGCCGGGCGACCGTTGTAAAGCGCCAACCAGCCGAATTCAGTCTTTCTGTAGCCGGCGAGATTAACCTCGGCATAGGTGTAATTTATCATCTTCAACCAGGCGTCGCTGCGACGACCGACATATGTGCTATCTTTCCGCTTCGCGACAATCCCCTCAAGTCCGCGCTCCTTAATAATACTGAATAACGCGTTACCTTCTCCTTTAACATGCATGACTCGCTTATAGTATTCGTTCTCGAAGAAAATATTATCAAGAATTGCTTTCCGTTCCATAAGCGGCAACCCGCGGACGTCTTTTCCATCAACGTTCAGCACATCGAAGACGAAGAAGCGGACAGGGTACTGCAGCATGCCTTGCTTGATCTTCGGCCCTTTCATTTGGAACCGTCGCATGGTTGTCTCGAAGCATATGTCGCCTGTATTTGGCTCCATATAAGCAAGCTCGCCGTCCAGGATAACATCACCGCAGCTAACCGGGACGTCGTGTAACTCTGGATAACGAGCGGTAACATCATTTTCATGCCTGGTGTAAAGTTTCACTTTACCGCCCGATCGTACAAGTATCAACCGGTGTCCGTCGATCTTTGGCTCAAATATATAACGTTCATCGTCGAACGGTTCTTCTTTCTTCTGGAGCAGCATGACTGCCGGTGCGGTAATCATATCATTCCCCTCCCATGTATAAACAATTGTATCATTAGCGTAATGGTCGAAACACAGGGATATTATTCCGTATATATTAAATTGAATTTAGTTGGCAAATCTTTGAATGCTTTCTTTCCTCAACTGACGAGTCCATTCGCTGGTCCAATGTTTCCGCATCATAGGATAGCCGCAGTAAGTATGATTGTGATCATTAATGAATTCTTTAAATGATAGCCACCTCTTGTTTCTTTGTGATTTTATTAAGGAGATATCATCAAATGGAAAGCTATACTACTGATACACAACATTTTTGTGTCCATTTGAGCTAATAGGAAAAGTCGATAATAGTAAATCAATGTCGATTTGTGTAAATTCAATGAAACTGAAGGCCTATATAATTAGAAAAAAAAGATGTTAACATTATGAAGTGGGAGGTAACCAATTATCATTTAAATATGGAATCATGATCCAATTTTAGGGAAAATAAAATGATTATTCGGGGGATGGGTATGAGTAGAAAAATAGTTAGTCGTATGACAATTTTTACGACATGTTTAATTGTTGGAACAATTTCTTTTACTGTATCTTCAAATGCTACTACTTTCTCATTTGAATGGCATGCTGTAGATTCAGGGCATGTAACTGTCAAAGCAAATCAAGGTAATCTAGGAACTGCATATTACGGAGCAAATTTTCAAGCAGGTTTAAAAAAATGGAACGATAGTGCGGCTGATATTACTATTTGGAGTAGCGGTTCTGTTGAGTCTGATATTGATTTGTACTCAGTATCTGGTACAACATGGACTAATAACGGTTGGGGAAGCGGTGAGGCTTGGGCTCAGCCTTGGTCGGAAACAACTGCATGTGCAACAACACCAGTATTCACTGATCCAGATGATAATTGCGCCGGAGATATTGTAGATTATGGAGCAGTCTATACTAACAATAGTAACACATCCACTTCTACTACTAGAAAGCAGGCAGTTATAGCACATGAAATAGGGCATATTATTGGATTAGACCATACTGCATTTATTACTGCAAAGGATAATTCGATTATGACATCGAATTTAAAGGGCGGATATGAGGTAACTGACTATGATGTCAGTGAACTTAATGGTAAATATTAAAATTAATATTGGAGGTAACTCATGAAAAATAAAAAAATTTTAATATCTTCAATGCTAGCACTTAGTTTAATTATTGGAGTACTAGCCGGTACTGCCTTTAAAAATATCAATCAAGCGAAGTCTGAACATGAAGGTCATAGTTTAAGTATAAATCCAACGACTAATAGTATAGAGGAAGAATTCTGGAATGTAGATCTAGTCATCAAAGGCACTGTATCAGAACAGCAAGAATCCAACAGAGATTCTGGAATTACTGGTAAAGCCAATTTTTCGTATGATGTTACAAGTTCGACAATTCAAGTAAATGAAATACTATACGGTGACTTAGCAACAAACCAGATTGTATTATTACAACATGGAAATAAAGAAAATGAAGGTTTAAGTAGTAAACACCTCAAAAAAGATGAAGAGGTTATTCTGTTTCTAGTAAAAACAACAGATGGTTACTATTGGTCATATAATTTTGATGATGGAATCTGGAAAATAAAAAATGGTAAAGTAAACGCAACTCCTCTTTCGGAAAGATTAGAAAAATATGTAGGTACGGATGAAAAAACATTTATTAATGACATGAAAAAAGCAGTTAAGAATAAAAAAAGAAATAAAGAATTCGTTGATGTTGGTGAATAAAGTAAAAATATTTTGTTCCATGTAAAGGGCTGTCCCAAAGCCAATTTGTGAATATTCAAGCCCCACTTAAATTTAAATTTTGTTTATGGAAAAGGACCTCATTCCCACCTAACAGTGGGTGGTGAGGTTATTTTCGCTTGAAAATTGGGATGTTCCAATGCTGTGCGAACACTTTTGGGACAACCACTTTTTAATTACTGTTATTTATGAGACGTACCCTTTGGCTTTGCTGCTTCAAGGCTCGCCTGCAGAGCTGCCATTAGGTCGAGCACGTTTGTAGAACTGTCTACCGGAGCGGCAACAGCATCAACGCTCTGTCCCAGGAGTAACGTCGCATCGAGGCTCCACGTACGTTCGAGGTTGAGCCGAAGCTCAGCGGGAAGGGGCTGCCGGAGCCGGACGCCTTCGCGATTTGGCGGGGAGCTCCGTGGTATGTAGAGATTCAACGCAGCGTATACACCGTGAAGCAATGGTCCGAAAAAATGAACAGGTACGAGAAGTACTATTTGAGCGGAGAGTGGGAGCGCGCTGAGTGGCAGCCTTCAAATAAAAAAATCTTCCCATATGTATGGATAGTTGGGGGGAACAGATATAAGTTTGCAATCCGCTCATTCAATGTGTTTCAGGGTAGCGTGGATAGCTTATTAAATAGAGAACGTGTATAAAATCTATACATGCTAGAGAACAGGGTATCAATTTGAAGCCTGTTCTCATTGCACTATCGTTACCCGTTAACACAACGAAGCCACCTTGATATCATTTAATCTTGTATGCAACCCGAGTTAATCTTTGATGTTCTCTCGCCTTTAGTTGGATATTTCTTATCGAGAATGGATTCTACTATATCCATATAAGAATTCGCTTTTGAAACTTGCTTATCATGCTTGCTATTATTTATTTCTTGGTTTACCCATACTGAAATAATTGTCATTTCCTTTGTCTTATACGCACTTGTGGTTATCCATTTACTTCCCTCAAAAGAACCCGATATCACCCCAACAATAGTATGTCCATCTGCTTCGGGATTAGGTAACTGCCAACCATTGTCAGACCAGATTTCAGTAATTTCTTCAAATGGAATCTCGTTCTGATATTTCACCTCTACGATCGCCCCGTTATATGGGCACCCTTCACTGACTACATCCTCGGAGCCCTCTGACCCACCTTCGTTGCTATTTGCGGCGCAAGCCGTGAACAGTGATAGCAATATTAGCGCAAAGATCAATCTTATTCTCATAAATCCAACCCCTTACTATTGTCCGTAATAAACAGACGAACGCACAAGCACAGTTGTTGCGCTATACTGCCCGTTAGTTCAATGAAAAACGGCAGCCGGTCATGGCCAGCTGCCGTATGTTGATGTTGAACTATCGTTCTCCGTTAGCGGAACGAAGGCAGCCAATTATGGTTAGTCGGTTGCCTTAGTGTCCTTAACTGAGCAATTGGTTCGGCTACTTTATCTTGACTTTGTGTATGAAGCCCACTTACTTTGTATCCTAGTGGTGTAGCGTTAAAAGTAATTTGTACTACATCATAAGAGCCATCACTTACTGTAACTCTTCCTTCAAGTATGAGCTCTTTCGGAGGAAAAGTTTCTGATTGCTCCAGTGGTAAGATATGAAAGTTGTCAAAGACGTAGTCATCGTACGCTTTATCAAGTACCACGCTGAACTTAGTTCGAAGCTCGTAAATTAGAGCTTTTTCCATATACTTCGATTCACCATAAGACTTAGAGCCTGTGACTTCATAAGCATTTACGTAGCCTGATAACGTAAAGTTAATTGTTCCGATAACCAAGAAAAAAATAGCCCGTTTCCACCACATCATGACATCCTCCTTTTCGGATATTTTACCCAGGTGGTTTTAGAACTATCCTGCCCGTTAGTTCAATGAAAAACGGCAGCCGGTCATGGCCAGCTGCCGTATGTTGATGTTGAACTATCGTACCTGTTAGCTTAATAGTTAAGTCTTACCTTTATAGTTTTTCAATTGCTGATTTGATTTGTTCATTTAGGAGTGGCTTTTCTTTTGATTTAGCCCAATAAATAGTGAGTATATTTCCTTTCTCATATAAAAAAGGATACGTTGTGAATTTGGCATTTTTCATTTCCTTATTAAAATCTTTTATACCAGATTTACGACTAGCTTCTGTATTGAAAATATAAAAATAAACCAATTCAGGGTCAGAATGATCTACAGCTGCTACATCTTCAACCGAACTCATTTCTGGGATAACTTTATTCAATGTTGGTATTGTGCCTGCCATCCCGTATGGTATAAGTTTTAAATTCTGTGATTCAAAAGCATTAATAACATCTTGAACACTATACTCATTTTCCTTGACATTTTTATCTTTAGAGCAACCAACTAATGCGATCATACATATCAGAACGATAATTCCCAACTTAGATTTCATTGTGATTTCGCCTCCTTTAGGGTTGCCCTCATATTACCATAATTGGAACAATCATGCCAGTTTCGTGACGAAGGCAACCGATCGTACTGACCAGCTGCCTTCCTGTCATGATTGAACTATCGTACCTGTTAGTTGAACGAGAAAGTAAACTTACTTTAACAATTTCTCTTTGTACTTAGTTTCTAATCCAATTGAATTGGCTATCTCGAATAAAGTATCTGCAGGCACTTTATTCTCAATTCGTTTATCAACACATAACCAATACTGCCATCCACTTCTTTCAAAGACAAGAGCATTGATACGTCCGTTAAACATGGTTCCATATATAGCTTTTATTCCACCATCTAACTCATATGTGCGGATTACGTTCCTTTTTCGTATGATCTCTTTGTGCTTTTGAGTTGCAGGTCGAATATCAATTACGTAGTGATTCGGGGCCGCGACGATCCGGTTGTCACTAACATATTCGATTCGTAAACTATCATTAATTTTATGATCAGTATCGATGTGGCACTGCCCAAAAACATGTGTGAACGTTACGGGAGGTAACATCACTGGCAGTTCGATGTCTCGATTGAAGTGTTTTTCAAATTCCAGTACGGCATCGTCCACGGATTTGTGACCAGATTCAAAAAACATTTTTTCAAAAGGTTCACGTTCATTATTTGGAGACTGATTAGCGTAAGTGGTGGAGGCATTGACAAACAGACAGCAAATAATTAATACATACAGCTTAGCTTTCATAATCGCACCTGCTCTTTTTTAGATATCCTTCCCTAAATGATTATGATTAATGACTGTACCTATTTAACTAATATGCCCGTTAGTTGAGTGAAAAATGGAGCATCTACACCGCGGTAGCATGCTCCACTATCACCTCCCGTTAGCGTAAAGATCGTATCTGAAGCAATTTACAATAATACATTATTCTTTCAAAATGTCTTTCCAGTTTGGTGGGAAATCAGACTCCTGCGGATCTTTTAAGTGCTTCCACTCCAACAACTTCACATTATTTGGGTTCACAGGAGATACATCGAATGTAAGACTATCCTTACCGACGGCAATGTGTGGACCAACTGTAGGAACCACTTCAAGTGTAATTACAAAATGAAATCCTCGAAATCCATTCACTCGCGATGAAGGAAAATAGAAAATATTGTAGAAGTATAAATATCGGCGATGGAAAAACTAACAATCAGAGGTGGACGGTATGAAAGAAAAATTTAAAGGCTTTATTTTGGGTTGTATTCTTATGTCAATGTTGATGGGGACTGTTGCTTATGCTGCAACAACATCAACATCTATTGAGGTATTTTTCAGAGATTTAAAGTACAAAATTGACGGTTTAGACAAAGTTCCAAGTGCAGGTAAAGGATTTATTTACGAGGGAACAACGTACGTTCCTTTACGGTTTATTGGAGAATCTTTGGGGAAAAGTGTAGAGTGGGATGGTAAAACCGGAACTATTTGGGTTGGGAAAAAAGAAGGTAAACATACAGAGCTAACTTCGCTTAAATTTGCGAGGTATGATGTAGAAGGTAGTGCTAGAATGTGGACTGATGCAGAAGAAGATGGCACTTTAAGTGTTGCGGGCGTCAACTTCCAAAAGGGGATTAGTGGAAGGGTATATAATGTTACAGGTCCAGAGCGGAAAGCATCTATTGATTACAATTTAAATGGGAAATATACAAAACTAACAGCCATTGTAGGTATGGATGATGCTTCGCAGAATGCAAATGCTACAGGAACGATTAGAATCATCGGTGATGGTAAAGAACTGAAGGTGATTTCTAGCCTAAGAGGGGGAGATAATCCTTCTAATATAGAAGTTGATGTTGCCAACGTTTTAAAGCTACAAATCGTTTTTGAAGCCGATACTAATGAAAATAACAAAGTAGAAACATTGTGGATCGACTTCTTAGAACCAAAGTTGTTCGAATAAAAATTAAGGTTGTGAGCTATTAGTTCATAACAGGATAAAACAGCAGTCGTGGCTGTCTAAGCATGTGTAAAAAATTCAGAACCGCTATCTTTCGTATTCTCTAGTACTTCATTAGGAATGAAAAAAGCCCCGAATCCCAGTTACAGTGGGGATTTCGGAGCTTTTGATATTTATTAATCGTAAAGTTTTTGGACGTTACGGCGTCCCAGAATGTATGTGAGGTTGATTCCATATGAAGATTAATGCTGCGTGACAAATCAAAACAAGCCTGAATAGGTGCTTATATAAAGAGAGATATTTTAATAATTGGCAAGAGCCACCCTCCTCTACATTGCCGTTTACTTAGGTAAAAGTAAGTTCGATATTGTCTCAATATACCCTATTTATTAAGTTACTCTGCCTGTGATCATTGAAACTATCGTACCGTTCAATCGTCTAATTATTTCCCTCTTACAGCATCTATAATATAGCTCTTCGCTTCGACGAGGGTTAAATGTATATCTAGTATAGATACTTCTAATACTTCTTTAATTGTCTCATTGTATAGTTGCTTTTCACCAAGTGAATTAAGCCCCCCAATCAGTTCGTCTAATAAGGAAGGGAGTCCACTCCGAACCTCAATTATGGAGAAATCATTGTCTTCGGTCTTTACAGCAAAAAATTTTAAACGCTTATACTCTACATAAACTCGACCCTTCATTATTCATTCTCCCTTCACACAAAACATAGCTACCCTTTTATCAGATATCAAAATAGTACCACATTTTGGTACTAAACTGCCCGTTAGCTTAACGAAGAATCATGGGGATATCGGTAGGTTGGAAGCAATTAATTTACGCTTATCTCCAATTAAAGCTAGACATGACGTTCATTTGTAACACTTCTTCAACATCACCGATTTGCACAACAAATTGTTGAATATCTTCCATAAGGAACTGAGGAGCGAATTTCTCGCCCCTCAGTTTGTTTATTCGTTGTTTTACTGCAGGTAAGTGAATTCCGAAATGACTTGGTCGCTCAGGGCTAATAACTAATTCAGTTGATGCTATCGAGAGACTAATAATTTGATCATCAAAATCTTCTGCATTATAACGATGAAACGGAGAGTGGATGGGGATATATAAACATTCTTGGTCCCAGACAATTTCTCCTGGTTTGAACTTAATGATCATCCATAGTGGAACGAGTTCAGCTTCAATGTAATCGAAGTACACAGATAATTTAGCTCTCATACGTCGAATTCAACTTTTTTAACTTGGCCCTGTATTCGTACATCGTAGATCGGCAGGATACGAGGAGGGATACCCTTATTAGCAGCTTGTAAAACAACAGTATCTCCTTCATAGTAAACCCGCTTTAACGTACCTTCGTCACCATTAACAATTACAACTCCAATTTTTCCATGCTCACAATGGTTTTGGCTCTTTACGAGCACTCTCATACCCTCATGAATACCTTCCTCAATCATCGAGTCTCCTTTGACAATTAAGTAAAAGTAATCGCCGTCTCTAACACTTTCTTTAGATACAACTTCATATCCAACAATCCGCTGCTCTGCTAATGAATCGTACCCAGCTCGTATTTCACCGTAAATAGGGATTTGCACCATCTCGACTGTAGGGGCGGACTCTGGAACAAGTGTGTTTTTGGTAATAGTGTAGTCAACGCGTGTTTCATTGACCATATGAGCTTTATCATCAATAAACTGATTGTAGTCAGATCTACCTAGTAAGTAATCAGTTGTGCAATTGAACACATCAACCAATTTCATAATAATATCCATCGGAGGAGTTGCTTTCCCTGTTTCATAATTTGCAATGCTTGATCGATCCACTCCGACTTTATCGCCTAGTTGTACTTGAGTGTACCCTACTGCACTACGCATTTCTCTAATTCGCTCACCAACAACATTCTTTCGTGTTTCACTCATATTAGGCACCTCGAAAAATTGATGTTGACGTGCATAAAATAAACATGCTATTATTTGCATGTGCAGTATATGCACGTCACTGTTATTATAGTCATTATTTTTTACTTCTATACGAAAGGGGTGAAACAATGGGCAAGCGCAAGGCAGACCCTCGTATTATACAAAAGAGGTTACGTTTTAAGGAACTCCGTGAAGAGATGGGCAAATCTCAGCGCGGTGTATCTCTTGATTTGGCTGTAAGTGAAAGTTTTATTCGTAGTATTGAAAACGGGCGATCCAATCCGGAACTCCATTTTGCTTTTAAACTGGCTGCTTATCTCGGAACCACAGTTGACGATTTATTCAATGACCTTGTGGGTTAATTTTTCTCGTCTATTACGTGCATATAATGCACACTAACAACATTATAAAGCGTTAATTATATTAACGCAACAGAACGTTTGTTCTATTTACATTAATTAGAAATGGTTTGTGGAGACAGGAATTTAATCTAAGGAGATGAATGAGATGCAATTTGCTCAGCTGCTTAAAAACAAGGGCTTAACTACTGGGCCGGTCTTTGTATCTGGGCTACTTAAAGGTCGCGAAGCTGCTCGAATGATTGCTGACAGCAAGGCGCAAGAGACGATCCGCTCGGAACATGAACGGATTATCGCAGCTGCCGAACCGGGCAGCACCGCCGAACTGGTAGAGCGGCTCTCGATCTTCTATCATTCGGAGCACGTCAAAGCTTGCCAGCCGTGGATACTTGAAACACCGTTCGAGGTATGGCGGGATCGGCAGCTGGCGGCAAAGGGGATTGTGCTATGAGAGTCGGCGAGGTGTTGATAAAGGACACATGCGATGCAGATAGCCGGACCATAGCAGAAGCCATCTTGAAGAATGCAGGCTTTAAGTTCCAGATAGACGAGCTAACCCTCGAATGGGCCCAGCAGACTTATAACTGCTCTATATGGGAGCCGCGGCCGTGGCCGGGTCAGACGAATTTGAAAAGGAGATGAATTGGCATGGGGCAAGCAGCGGAAGACAACTTGGAAGGCTTGACGTGCCAATGCTGCGGTCAATGGATCGACGGCGAAGCACCAGGCTATCCGCGTAACTGCGGCGACTGCGAATAGGTGGAGATAAGGAAAGGCCTATTATTTTTTTGCAAAAAAAGGGATTTTTATCTTCTAAAACGCTTGAGAGGAGGTGAGGAGAGTGCAAAACCAAACGATTATCCAGTCGATCACGGTCGGCCAGAACCTGCAGCGAACGTATACGGTAGGCGATGAAATTGACGGCAGAGTGGTCATCGAGATAAAGGATACTGGCACCGAATTCGATGGATCGATTCATTCGCAGTATTGGTTGATGGATGAGGATGGACATCTTATTGCGAACATCGAGAACATGCCGGTCATCGTGGATTTCAAGATGATAGCGGTTGATGACAGCGACGAAACGCCGAATTACGAAGTGTCGGACGACTTGCCATTTTAATGAAAAAGACCCTTCAGCGGGGTAGGAGCCGCGAACGGGTCAGCAGTAAACAATTCAACGCTAGTTTAACACGGAGCTGGCAGAAAGGGAAGGGTTATGGACCGTAAGACATTAGATTACATGGAGGAACGGGCAAGGAAAGCTCGGTTGCTCTTTAACAAAATCGAATCATTGCTCGAGCAATCAAAGAAAGCTGAAGCGGCTAGTTCAATGCAAATTATCGACCGCAATAATGTTAATCTCTTTTTTCTATCCGCTAACAGAGCCCAATACAATCATCCGAGACTTATTGATAAAATCGCTGCTTCACTTCAACAGCTTATTGCCGAAGAAATCGCCTTGCTTGAGCAAGAGCTTTCTGAATTATAGGAGGGATTAGATTGCCTAAAGTTATCCGCTTCATTCAATCGATAGGAGAGAACTTCGCCGGACTCCGCAACATACTGGTTCAGTACGGAAGAGTGACGGCGCTATCCGGACGCAACGGCCAAGGAAAGACGTCGATTGGTACTTTACCTGTTTGGGTCTTCTTCGGCAAGGACCTCGTAGGGGCTGATTACATGAAGGACAAGTACAGCCCGCGGCCTAGCAATTACAAATACGATCGAGTCTTTGCATCGATTATCTTCTCGGTTGACGGGGTAGAGTACAAGTTCGGCCGAGAGATCGACGGCAAGAAGAACAACTTTTATATCAACGATATTCCGCAGACGGCAACCGACTTTAACAACGCGGTCGCAGCCCTGTTCTCGCAAGACGAATTCATAGCGCTCTACTTCCCGGCTTACTTCTTTGGTCTTCACTGGACGAAGCAACGCGAGCTGCTGATGCAAAATATCCCCTCGCCGCTTAATAAGACCGTCTTTGCCGGCATGCAGAAGCCGCAGGCCGATAAGCTGGCAGAGTTGCTCAAGAAGCATACGGTTGATGATTTGTTTGCGAAGTACAAAGCGGATAAGCCGAAATTGGATAAGTCGTACATCGCAGCGGAGAGCCGGACGCGGACCATGCAAGAGCAGTTGGAGCGATTATCTAAAGCAACTGCCGACCTTACGGAGCTAGAAGCAGAGGCTGCGGTGCTGAAAGAAGAGATCGCGAAAGAAGACAAGATTGTCGTTGACGCCATCTCTATCAATTCGCATTACAATGCGTTGAAAGATCGGTTGCAGCAACTGGAACAACAGGTAAAGGCATCGGTCGCTGCATGGCCTGCACTCAAGGAAGAAACGATCGAGGATACATGCAAGACCTGCAAGCAGGCTTTGCAAGACGAGGCGGTCGACGCTGTAAAGGCCGACAAGGTACGGCGGATGGAAGCCTACAAGGCCAAACATGATGATTTGAAAGCAAAGCGTAATGAGGCTAGGGCGGCACTCGCTGAGGCGAAATGGATCGACACCGAAGAACAACGAGCTAAGGTTCGCGCCATTGAGGACAAGTACGACGTCGTGCTCGTTAAGATTCGTGAACATAAGGAGCATTCCCGGCTTGCGGCGGAAGTTAAAGCAGCCGAGGAGGCAGAGGCAACAACGCTGGCCAGCTTGCGAGAAGCAACCTTTATCCTAGATGCGATCAAGGCATTCAAGGCAAAAGAAGCTGAATTGCAAGCAACGCAGATCAGCGAGCTGTTCACCAAGCTATCCATTCGCCTCTTCAAATACGTCAAGTCGTCGGATGAATACGAACCCGACTTCAGCGTTCAGATGGACGGCAAGGATTACGAATTCCTTTCGGCCGGCGAGAAGATCGGCGCGGGCCTCGAGTTGACAGAAGTGCTATTCAAGCAATCCGGATTGATTACACCAGTGTTCATCGACGGGATCGGAGAGTACACAGGAACAATCGCAGCTTACGACCAGATCATTACCGGGCGAGCGGTGCCGGATCAAGAATTGAAAATCGAAATAGACGGAGGCAAATAAACAATGAGCCAAGTTACCCTATATCAAGCATCCACTTTCGGAGACCTTCTGCCGGAGGATGTCCAGACGATTCACGAAACGATTGCCAAGGATTGCAACGAATCGCAATTCCGACTTTTCATGAGTATTGCGAAGGTCATGGACGCGAATCCTCTTCGCGGGGAGATTCATCCGAGCGTGTTCAGTGGAAAGCTTTCGGTTCAATACGGAATCGACTACTACATCCGCAAAGCGAAAGAAACGGATTCCTATCGCGGCTATGACGTGCAGCTCGTTCACGAAAACGATACCTATAGAGTTCAACGGAAACGCGCTGATGACGGCCGTTATTACGACGAAATTGTTCATGAATGGGAAGGGAACCGCGGCAAGGTCATTCGCGGCTATGCTATCGCTTATAAAGAAGGCTTCCAGCCGTTTCTCGTAGAGATGGACGTCGAAGAAGTCGAGCACTGGAAAGCATCGGCGATCGGGATGCAAAAAACGATGTGGACGAAGCAATTCAACGACATGTTCAAAAAGCACATGGTCAAGCGCGCTTTGAAAGCTGCGTTTAACGAGCTGAATGAGGATACGGACATGGGAGGCTCTGACGCCACTCCGGAGCCTTACGAACGAAAAGACATTACAGCCGAAGTGAACGCTGCGAGCAAGACGTCCGAACAGCCACAAAACTCCGGCGAAGGTCAATCGGAGGAAAAGACGCAGAAAGATCCGGCGCTTGAACAAAAGTGGAAAGTGATCGGGGAAAAGCTGAATGCACTGGGGCATACGACGAAGACCGCTCATGCTAAATACCTTAATGAGAACATGCGAGTTGGAATCCAAGCGGCTACTGCAGCAGACCTGGATAACCTGATTAAACAACTTGATATGGAAATCGCCGAGCTTGCAGCGGGTGATGATGATCTCGAATAAATGACGACCATCGTTAAGGTCCTATCCACCGGCTCCGAAAAAGGGAGTTGCGTGTACGTCGCAACGGAAGGTGCCAGTATCCTTGTTGATGCTGGCCCCGCCAAGTCGAAGATAGAAAAGCTGCTGCTGGCTGAAGGTTACGATCCGACCAAGATCGACGCTATATTCGTGAGCCACGAACATGGTGACCATACGGCCGGACTCGGCTTCGCTGACAAGTTTAAGATTCCAGTCTATGGGAGCGAAGGAACCCTTAAGGCGATTCAGCGGCTGGATAGCGGAAAGGTCGTAAAGATAAATGGTTTTACCGGCCTTAACGCGTTTCATCCGGGATACATGACTGTTAAGCCCTTCGCCATATCTCATGACGCCATGGAACCCTTCGGTTACACCATTTGTACGCTTGATCGGAAAGTCACCGTTCTAATGGATACCGGTTGTGTGACTGACGAAATGCTTCATGAAATGGCCGATAGCGATGTGTATGTATTTGAAGCTAATCACGATCTCGGCATGCTGGAGCGTAGCGATTACAACGATGGATTGAAGCAACGTGTTCGCTCCGACGTGGGGCATTTGAGTAACGATGCAGCAGCGGAAGCACTGGCAAAGCTAGTACGCGGTCGAGGGGAACAAATCTACTTGACGCATCTATCGAAGAACAACAATATACCAGCGCTGGCAGAGAAAGCGGTGAAGCTGGCGCTTTTCGATCAAGGCTTCGTGAAAAACAAGCATTACAAATTGGAGGTGCTATAGATGATTAATTTGATCAATGACATATGCGTTTTCGATTTTGAGACAAGCGGCCTGAGCCCGGTAAACGAGCGTGTAATTGAAATGGCTGCTATTCGGGTCATCAACGGCATAACGGTTTCCGAGTTCAGGACCTTCGTCAAATTCGATGGAGTGCTGGCGCCGAAGATCACGGAGATCACCGGCATTACTGATGCCGATCTGGCTGGCGGTATGGATGAAAAGCAAGCCTTCATTGCACTGCGTAAAATCATGGGGCCTCGCTCGCTACTTGTTGCTCATAACGCTCAATTCGATCTAGCCTTTCTACATTACACAATGTTCCGAATTCAAGGAATCACTTTCGATAACCCGTTTATTGATACGCTCACGATCTCGCGGGATAGAACACCATTCCCGCACAAGCTAGAGAACATGTGCGATAAATACGCCATTAAGCTGGAAGGCGCTCATCGAGCGCTGAATGATGTGGAGGCTACGCTGGAGCTGCTCAAGGCGCTGCATAATGAGAAGCCTGTCGACGAATGGGTTAACAGGTTGGCGTATGTGCCTAAGTACGGAAAGCCGGACTGGATTCCCTCGTACGCTGAATTGTCTCCGGTCGTGTGGAGAAGCCAAAGGACGGTGAGCTAAGTGCGTTATATGCAAGTGAAAGAAGCCTTTCAATATCCTGATCGGGTTGTTGAAAAGGGAGAAATTTTAGGGGTAGAGTCTGAATCGACAAGCGGATTGGTATTTATCCTTGATGGTGCGCTGAAATGTCGTAGCGTTCATTTGAGTCACTTGGAAGAAATTGATCTTGGCAAATTGGTCGAGGATCTGAGGGTAGCTCAGGATGATGAAAAGCGAGCAGTTGCTGCTGCCGATCGCCTTGAAGACAACGTCATTCAGTTGCAACGGGAGAATAAGCGATTGATGGACGAGGTTGATGAAGCTCGCAAAGCCAATAAGGTGATGCTTCCGAGGGAAGTGGCGGAGGCGTTAGATTTCTTCAAGAATGAAGGCGTTGACGCTGATGCTGTGATGCGGTGGGTCGAATGCAACGCTGATGGAAAAAACATCGACATTATAAAACGATTTATCCGTCACGGAAAGGGTTATGACATCGCCCGCGCCTTTGTCAACGGCTACACTGTTGAGCATCCAGAGATCGACCGAGAGCAGCAGCTTCGGTTGGATGTTCGGCAGTTAATGGATTCCTGGGACGGCCGGCGCAAGAGAGAGCTTGTTGAAAATGTGGACGAGCTGCTAACGGATTACTTCAAAGAAATTTCGACTTGAACGGGTGAGGTGGAATGGCTCGACCTCAGAAGGAAAACGGCTATACGCCAGTAGCGCACGAGATACTCGATGAAATATGCCAGTATTCGTTCAATGGCTCGCAGCTAAGAATCATCTTGAAGGTATGGCGCCTGACATACGGTTTCAATAGAAAGGATCACGACTTCTCGTTAACCTTCCTTCAAGATACAACACGATTATCGGAAAGCACGGTCAAACGAGAAGTCGCCTTTCTCACTAAAAATAAGGTTTTGCTAATAACGAAAGAGCCGACGAGTACAGAATCGCGTCGATTCTCTTTCAACAAAAACTATGACGAATGGCTCGTCATGAAAAGTGGTGATGAGATGGTAAAACAACACGATCATTCCAGTATGGAGGAGGGTTCAGATTCGACCCCTCCTATAAATGAAGAAGGGGGGTTCAGATCTGACCCCTCGGGGGGTTCAGATATGAACCCTCAAGAGGCTCAAAGGGGGGTTCAGATCCGACCCCCATATAAAGAAATAAAGATCTTAAAGAAAAGTATTAAAGAAAAGGAAGCAATGTTTGATAAATTCTATGAAAACTATCCAAGGAGAATAGCTAGAAAGAAAGCTGAATCATCTTGGAGAACGCTTTGTAAGGAATCGGGATTCGATCCAGATCAAGCAATTGCCTACACTTTAAATTTCATTGAGACAAGCAAGCTGCTTGGTACTGAAACGAAATACATTCCTTATCCTGCTACCTTCTTAAACCAACGCAGATTCGCAGATTATCCTTGCATTGACCCGGAAGGAATTGCAGCAGCGTCGGGTTCAACGAAATTCGATAAAGACAAGGACGAGCTACAACGTTTAATGAGGGAGGCTGAGGAGCGTGAGAGAAACGGAAGTCGTCAAACTCTTCTCGATAATCCGGATAGAGCACCCGAGCTTTGAAATGACTTCCGAGAAGGCTATCTTATGGGCGGATCTCATGAAAGACTTACCATTTGAGATTGCCATAAGAAACCTTCATGAACATCTTAAGTCAAATGAATTTCCTCCAAAGGCAGCCGACATTGCTCGCTATGATCTCAAAACTCAAAATCATGAGTTCCTGCGGCTTGAGACTGCCGCACAGTTCTCGAACCTCGATCAGTGGGCAACGGATGTCTCTGAACCACCTGAAGGCTTTTGGGAAGAGATCAAAGCAAAGCTCAAGGGAGGGGATGGCGAATGAACGGGCTGTTTGAAGAGGAGTTGCATCTGGAGCCTTTCAACCTCGAGGCTGAACAATCTGTAGTAGGCTCGATTCTATTAAGTCCGGATGCATTCGAGGAGATCGCCGATCGGTTGAGCAGCGACAAGTTTCTTGATAAGGCTCTCAAACTGGTTTATCGGGTAATGCTCGAGCTTCGGGATTCCGGAACGCCGATCGACCTTGTCACGTTAACGGCTGAACTACATGACCGAGGAGAGGTCGAACAGGTTGGCGGTGTTTCGTTCCTTACAAGACTGGCGAGCTCAGTTCCGACGGCGAGCAACATTTCGTATTATGCCGACATCGTTCTTGATATGGCCCTGCGCCGGGATTCAATCGCAATTGCGCGGCAGCTCTACAATCACGCACGGAACGAGCAAGACGTGTCCAGTTTTGTCGCATTGGCCGAGAAGCAGATAGGCAAGCTGACGACCGCGAACAAGCCGGCGCGCGCCTTCAGAACGATGAAGGACGCTCTATTTCAAGTCTTTGAAGAGGCTGAACAGAAGTATGCGAATCGTCATGATAACAAAGGCGTCACCGGCCTTCCGAGCGGGTTGACCGACTTGGATCGAATGACGGCCGGATTCCAGAAAAGCGATTTGATCATTGTTGCAGCAAGGCCATCGGTCGGAAAGACGGCTTTTGCGCTAAATATTGCACAGCACGTCGGAGTTCGAGCGAAAGAAACGGTGGCGATTTTTAGCCTTGAAATGTCAGCGGAGCAGTTAGTGCAACGTATGATGTCCGCTGAAGGTAGCATCGATGGCGCGAAGATGAAGTCCGGTTACTATGAATCTGATGATTGGCAGAAGATGACGCACGCGATCGGCGTCCTGTCAGATGCAAATATCTACATTGACGACACCCCTGGTATTACGGTGCAGGAAATCAGATCGAAGTGCATCACCTTGAAAAAGGAGAAAGGGCTTGGAATGATTCTGATCGACTACCTGCAGCTAATCCAGGGCCGCGGCAAATCGGGAGAGAACAGGCAGCAGGAAGTATCGGAGATATCGCGCACGCTGAAGCAAATCGCCCGTGAGTTGGAAGTGCCGGTTATCGCGCTGTCGCAGCTCAGCCGGGGCGTCGAGCAGCGGCAGGACAAGCGCCCTATGATGTCCGATCTTCGCGAATCCGGTTCGATCGAGCAGGATGCTGATATTATCGCCTTCTTATACCGTGATGATTACTATGACAAGCAATCATCCAAGAAGAACATCATCGAAATCATAATCGCTAAGCAGCGAAATGGTTCAACAGGGACAGTCGAAGCCGTCTTCATGAAAAATATCGGGAAGTTGGTTGACCTGGTACGGCAATCAACGATGGATGACTATGAAGAAATGGAATAGCAGGAAGCGGAAGCAAGCGGTTGTGGATCCTTATTTTCAAAAAATTAATTGTGAGAGCATCCGGAGCGAGAACGGCGAGTTGATCGGAGAGGTTTACTGGTTGCCGGCTAAGTACTTATACGACGGATTGATAAAGCGAAAGGAGCGGCAACATGAAAGACGAGCAGTTAATAAAGAAGGCTAACGATTACCTAGATAAAGGCGAAGCGATGGGACTCGCGTTTATGAGAGACGCACTAGCAGCGCAGCGGCGGTTGATCGAGAAACTGCAAGCAGAGCAGCCACAGTTGGCAACAGGGCTAAAGCCACTCAAGAAGATGCAGGCAAGTATTTACGATTTTATCGTGGCGAGTACAAACACGAACGGCTACCCGCCTTCGACGCGAGAGATTGCGGAAGCTGTAGAGCTCCATTCATCTTCAACGGTGCATGGTCATCTTGATCGCTTAGAGCAGAAAGGGTACATCAAGCGCGGCAGATCCGGCGCGCCGCGTGCTATACAAATCATCGGAAAGAGGGAGGACGTTGCCGATGCGGTTCGGTAAAAAGAAAGTGACTGAAGGTGAAGAGAGTAGGACCAAGTATAACGCTAAGAAGGCGCTGCTTAACTTGGAAACAGAGTCTGTTGTCGAGATCAGCAACCAGCAAGTCAAAAATTTGCGGGAACGCGGATTGGATCCGGACAGACTGATCATTTTTGATTCGAAGCTTGAGGCGAAATATTACCTTGAGGAGCTGTTACCCCTCGTAAGAGAACAGTCCGTAATCGTGGAGCTTCAGCCGAAATTTACACTCGTTCCGAAATTCGAGAAAGATGGAATGAAGCATCAAGCGGTGACTTATTCACCGGATTTCAAGGTAACATACTTCACCGGTAAAGTCCTGTTGATCGACGTGAAAGGGACGGAGGATCAAAAATTCCCGATCAAACGCAAATTATTCGATTATAACTTCCCACAGTTCCCGCCGCTCGTTGTGATGAAATACGTTAAGAAGTTCGGCGGCTGGATCACATTTGAGGAGTACACGTTAAAGAAGCGCGAGGAGAACAAACAGAAGAAGGCAGCGGCCAATTAGTAAATAACCGCGCAAGCGCTCGGTGAAGGGGCTCTCGCTGCCTTGAAACCGAACATATGTTTCTGATAGGGGGCGGTTGAGATGAAATTAAGCTGGCGAAAAGCCACTTTAGCACAATTGCGCGAGATCGCTTATAACGATCCGGGAGCTTCGCCGGCGGACAAAGCTTCCGCTCGAAATGAGTATGAAAGAAAGAAGAAGAGGCGTAGTGGGAAGCCCGACAAGCATGTAGGTTCGAAGCGATGAGGCCTATACGCATTCAGCGCATGAATGACGTAGAGCTTGATAACGCAATTAAGAATTTGTTAAAGCGAGGCTTTAAACTGCTGAGTCGTGGCTCGTCTGGGTACACGATCAGCGAGGTAAGATATGTTCAATCGTCCTTGAAACCGTTCAAACATCGAGGTGTTGCACTTCATAGGCAACATTGAACGATTATGAGGAAGGAGGTCGACACGATATGAGTGGAAAGGTAAGCGTTTGGAAGCTCACTCCGGAGCAAGTTGAAGTCTATACTCCAGGTATGGAACTAGGGACACCCGACAAGATTGAAGATCCTCCGAGGCCGCAACTTAAGTTTTATGAAGAAGAGGAGCGGAAATCTCGACAGCTTCGGGGGATCAAGTCTAAAACGAAGGGCAAGACAATCCTTACTGAAGAATTGTTCTTGCAGCATCGGGCGGCAGGCATGCGAATGTCAGAAATCGAAGCGTGAGTAACACCAGTTAGAAAAAATTAAGGTTAGAATACACTCATTTTGGTTTCTTCAATCGTTTTTTCTGGAGGTACGAAGGTTGCGGAAAGGCATTGAAGTACTTCAATGAATACAGGATGTTCGTGGTTGATCCAGTAAAGGAGTTGCGGATGTGGGCGGTAAATGCAAATAGTGCGGGACTGTTCTACCTTGTGCATGGGGCGGTTTATGCTCCGAGTGTAACGGACTTTCTCAATGTTACGGTTATACGTGTATTCATTCTAGGGTTATTTACAATTTCGTTGTTATAAGCACCAAAAAATAAATGGTACATAAATTCTTCAGTAACCGTCCTCTGGAAACCAGTACCAACAGATAACGTCTGGTACCATGGATTTGGAGAATTGAGACCTGATTTTTTATGCCATGCAGTTATTAGAAATGTACAGGTTTCTTCGTTAGTATTTGTGTATTTCCAGCCGTTAGAATGAAATATATCGGAAAATAAATCGAAATTGCCGAATTGCCAAACTTTAGAACCACTGTTCATTGAATAAATACAAATTGTTTGCATCCATGGGTCATTATCCGCCCAAATTGGATCGTGTGATACTTCCCCAGGCACTTGAGTAGTAACCGTCCGTACTGCAGGAAGGATCTCTACTTCAAAACAATTCGGTACATCAAGTAAGAAAGTAGAACTTGCATCTAACTGTAATGTATCATCGGGACCGTAGCCAATTGGGAAATCAATTTTTATCATTTATCTCACCTCAGAAATATTGATTCCCAAATGTTCCGAAATTATGCGTAGGTTCTGTTAAAAGCTTTAAAAATAGAGGTGAATCCTCGGTGCTCAAGTACAGCAGAAAACACATTTGCCAATTCCCTGAATATTGAGGATCATGATGATCTAAGGGCTTTCTGCTGCTCTAAAACCGAACATACGTTTGTTAAATCAACTGAAACTAATCTCAAAATTATGCCGAGGAGCGATTTAATATGAAAATTTCCGTAAATGTAAACTTCACAAAGAACAACACCAACAAGAAGGATGAGACAGAGCTTGGCTTCTTCGTCCGTGGCAATCTATCCGATGAGCAGATCGTCAAGCTGGCGCGTTTGAAGCAAGCCGGCGAAGTAATCATCGACATTCGCACATCTCAATACGAAATTGATGACTACGATCGTGAAGAACCGCGTCAAGGTGTCCGCGGAACCATCGCGCAGGACGGTACCATAAGCGTCGACTCCAATCAGGTGACTATCGATGAAGTTGCCGTACATGAAGGCGGCGAAGGTACAGCAGAATCGGATGAACAAGAAGGCGAGGAGCAAGGTCATGCTGCCGACGACCAAAATGAAGGTTCTGAAGCGGAAAGCGAGCAGGAAGACGCTGACTCAAATCCGATGCACGAACAAGATAGATCTGACACTGAGGACGAACTCGAATGAAGTCCTGCTGGAATTGGCCGTTTATAATCACTTGGGGTTTGGCCGGCATCTTCAGCGCAATGTTTTGGGTGGGTGTAATTTGGCTCATTAGCTTAATGATCGAATAAACATACAGCCCCGGCCTCGGCGCCGGGGCACTCCCACCAAAAGGGGCGTGAGCGAAGTGGGTGAGGCGAAGAAAAAACGAATAGAAGAGATTCCAGAGCTCGATGAGCGCGGCTTCCTGAAGGATCACAAGGATCTTGAAGCCGGCTATCGTCAGACACACAAGCTACTGCGCGAGGCGATTGTCGCAACAGGTGAAGACGGTACCCATCCTGACGAGTTGATCTTACGCGGTGCGATCTCAGATGTTAACTATGCGATTAACTGGATGCAGACCGGACGCCGTCCAGGGAGCAAGCGCGGGATCGAGCGACGGAGCGTTTATCAAAATACGGTGCTGATGGACCCGATGATAATAGCCAACTTCTCGAATGCTTACAACAGCCGAAGCGGATCGACGCTGACGCCGGAAGAAGCCGATAGACTGCGCGATGCGCTGGAGATATTAAGCCCACAGGAGCGCGAATGTTATGTGATGGCATATGGACATTGTTATAGCCATGCCGAGATCGCAAAGACGCTGAAGATAAGCAAAGGCGCGGTGGACAAGTACGTAAAGCGAGCACACGAAAAGGTGAGCCGTGGGTGGCAGGGGACGTTATTTTGATAAGAGCCGGATTAGGAAAAGCACACGTGAATATATTGTATGGATCAACCAGATCGAGCAACTGGAGGGGATGCGATGAGTATTCCTGAAGAAAACAACCTAGTGCGGTTTATTGGCAAAGATGACGACGAGATAAAACAAGTGGCCGTATTCATTGAGGGAAAGCATGGCAAGATCGGCATCATCAGACCGAGCAAACCCTCTACAATTCTCGATAGAAAGAATTTTTTGGAATCACTTGCAAAGATAGCTGTAAGAGTAGTGGTGAACGAAAAAACGAGGGAAGCTCAAGATCAAACTTGA